CATTCGCCGTTCCCGCCTGATTTGCCTGACAATTCGCCTAATCCACAGCATACTCGGCATAAGTCCTCCTTTGCAAGGTACCAATAAATTTCTACCTAACGAAAGTTTGCACGCAATTTGTGTTGCTAAGTCCCCCAGCCGGAGTCCCTGCATGCATTCAAATCCGGCCACCACCATGCAGTGCCAGCCATCGCGCCAATGCTATGATAATGCCTGCGATTATTGCTGCTGCTACGAATGCTATAGCCGTCCCTACGCATCCCACTGGCGCTCCCCTTCGATGGCTGTGGAACATTTTCAGCGGCCTTCCTTGCGAAGTTTGATTTCAATCAGCAGCGTGATAAACAGCATTGCTACGATGTAGAGTGTGATCACCATTTCATTCCTCCATAAAAATAAATTCGTACCTGCAACAGCATTACTGCGCTTTTGAGTGGTGGTGTTGCTACACGCTCGTGGCTCACTCGTTGGAAATGGTTTGCTAATTCCATCATGATTTGTAAAAATTATTTGGTACCACCAACGCACAGGGCCAACATGTCAACAGTACCAGCAAATCTTTGCTGTACATGCTCATATTCGGGGGCTGGCTGGGACAGCTGGGCTTACCAAGTCTGACCCCCCAGCATTCGCTACGCCCCGCTAATTGCGGCAGTACCAGTGCGTACCAAACAATTCCACTGCTTAACGTGTACGCTAGTCCTATGTGGTGTTTCTCATACATATCGGCTCGCTACCTCCTATCGGTATACTTCATCCTAGTAGCTCACTATCAATTGGTGGTCTGTCCCTGGTTTTTGATTTGGCACTCTTCCACGTATGGGCTGCTTACTTTGACGGTTATGCACCAAGTGGGCTGCTGCGCTTGCAATGAGTGGTTTTCAATCGTCTGACGGCTTCATATGCTTTTGTGGGTGATGATTCGCTGTAGAAGTTCAGGATTTGGCTATTCATGTTTGGCTCGCTACTCTTCTTCGGATTTGCTCCAAGTGCTAGGCTCGCTAACTGATCACGGGTTGCTGTCTGTGACAGGCTATGGGAAGTGGATTGGTCTCTTCAAGTCTCTTTTTTCCTCCTAGCAACGCTTTACAGCGTGAATTGTCTCCTCCCACGGGGATTCCTCGATTCTGATGCTATCGTGTGTCTACGGGCTTGTTGCATGCAGCAAACACGATGTGCTGAACGCTTTACAGCAGTGGATTGCTCTCGTATTTTGGCTCGCTCCAACCCACAGGATTTGCTGTCGATTTGTAGCTCACTTCCCCTACCCGGATTGCTCGTTATTTTTTGGTTCACTCCTAACAGCTGGGTTTCTGTATTGTCGCGGTTTCAATAGTCACCGTTAAGCAAGCCGCCAGCGCAGCTGCCTTCTGTTGGGTCTCCGCGCCGCTCTTTCTTCCTTACTGCTTCAATCAAGTCCTTCGTCATCGTTGCAATCGAACCACTATCTGCAACCTTGTAGCCCATTGCAAGTGCTGTCGCCCTGACACCCTCGCGCTGTCCTGAACCGATATGTAGTGCAACGTCGCCAATGATTCCTCTGATGGCTGTCTTGATTTTGTCCTTGTCTCCCTTGGCAGCCAGAATCTCATCTGTATACCTACCTTCCAATGACTTGCTCATGACTCCTCCTGAAAATGAAACAAGCGGGGACACTCCCTCAAATGTCCCCGCTCGGCTCTGGTTTGGCGTTTTTGTTTTGTCTTTGGTGGAAACCTTTACTTCTTGCGGGCTGCTGGTGCGGGCGGATTGGCTGAAGCATCATCGGCTGTGAGCGTGGCGGTGGCTGCGCCGATTGAAGTTGTTAGCGCGTCAATATCAGCCTGGTTGACGATTACCTGGCCTGGGCCTGGTCCAGCTGTTGATCCTGCCAACAGCTTCTTCACGTCGGCATCGACCGCTGCCACCTTGGCTTGTAAGGCTGCAATTGCTGCTTGTAGTGCTGTAAGGCCTGTAGACATTTCGAGTCTCCATTCTTTGAACCACTTCATCCCAAACATAAGTGCTCGCTCTCAGCTATTCACGGACGGGTAGAATACCGGGATTTGTAGGATGTCATCCAGCCCGAGGTTGATAGGATTCTGGGCCGTTGCGTTCTGGAACAAGGTGTCCTTGGCTGCGTTGATGAGAACTGCTGTTGCATAGTTCCCGTCAGCGAGTGCTACATTCGCATGCCCAGCGCGAACCATCGCCCGGACTAGCTTCGGGTTGAGTACCGCAGTGATGACTGTTGCGTTGTCGCTCTTCTTCAGTACTGCTGGTGCGTCTTTCGCCATTGGATTTTCTCCCTCAGACAAAGTTACCGTTGCTCTTCCTTGCTCTCCAGCAGCACCAGGTCCATAACCTGTCCCATCAGCTTGGCTTTCTGCCTTTGTCCTTCCGTGATGTCATGGTGGAAGTCTCTGGAGCGTTCCAGGAGAAGAACTTTCAGCCTGTTGCGTTCGTCCTCTGTCAATGTCAGAGCTTCTAGCTTCTCCAACAGCTTGTCCATCTCAACATAACGCTCATGAGGCTGGTGCAGGTCAGCGGCTATCTTCGCCTGCACCTTTGCCCAGAGTGGGCTCATCTGAGTCGTCAACTTCGTAACTTCCATGCGCATCTCTGTTATCTGTTTCTGGACATACACCAGAAAGGCGATGAGCCCGGAAAGAACTGTTCCGAAGATGATAGCTATAAACGGAAGCCACTCCGGGTTCCCCATTGGCTGGTTCCTTACCTACGGTGAAAGATGTTGCCCTCTCCACCGATTGTCCAGATGCCAGTCCAATTCAGGAACATCACCAGTAGGATTACGAATACGATCAGCATGATGATGGTCCTCAGGGCTGGGTCCACTGTGATACCGAGCTTTGCCATCCCCCACTGTAGGATCATGTAGAGGATGACGCAACAAATTACAAAGATCAAAAACGAGATTACCGTCCCAATCATAACCATTCCTTCTTGGGCGGGTTCGGCTTGGGTCTCAATTCCTCTGACAGTTTCTTGTAATCCTCCTTCGCCTTCTTCAGGCAAGGCTCGCAGTACTCTGAGTCCTTCTTCTCACCAAGGATATCAAGGACTCGCGGCCTGAATTCGCCCCCGCATCCTCGGCATCTAGCCATCTAGTTTACCGTGAGGCTAGTGCTTGCCGGCGCTAAAGGGCCGACAGCTCTCGCAACTGTGTACGTGACTCCTGCTGTTGCTGATGCTACCCAAGTCAGAACGACAGTGTGGGTTCCACTCGATGGCATCACTGCAACAGCCTGGTTGCCACCGAAACAAAGAACCGTTGTTGAGCAAGGCGCTGGAGATGATAAATGCCCCTGAGCGTCAGCAGCCAAGACAACATAGTAGCACGTTGTCTGATCACTGCACGTTGCATCGTTGAAGGTGAGAGCAGATACTCCGCTCGCCAGGACAGTAAACCCTGTGGGGATTTGAGCTGCCGCCGCTGGGCTGAAGCTCAGCCCCAACAATAGTAATGCTAGAAGCGCAATCCTCTTCATTAGAATCTCTCTTTCTTGTTTGCTCCGAACCCTCTTGGATTCATTCTCCCAGCGGAACGCGGAGCAGCGTTGTGATCTTCCACTGGAAAAACTCTTGGCCTCTGAAGCCTATCGCCATCCTGCTTCTTGAATGGCTCCATAGATTCTCGCGGGAATCTACGAATAGCCTCCTTAGATTCATATCCTTTTAACCTAGGACGCGTAAGGTCTCTCTGCGCCTTCTCATCTAGGTCACCGTTCTTAGCATAAGCGTTTACGTATCCCTGCCCAGTTACATAGACATGACGTCCATCAGAGTGTGTGAAGTGGTGAGACTTAGAGCCGTCGGTAGGATGCGTCTTGGTATACTCGTGTGTAAAGCCTTGTTTATTCAGCCTACCTACAACTTGACGCGCTTTTTGATTCCCCCATTTCATTCCCTTAACTCCAGCCTCCTTGTTCAGATTTCCAGACTTTAGAGCTTGCTTGGCATCGTGAACTATCTCACCGCGGTCCATACTCTTCTGGTCTCTTACTTTGTTTGGAGTTTGTGTTCTGTCTTGCCTTCGCCCAATTTCTCTACGTTCATAGCGGAGATTCGCAGCCTCACGTTTGATGGTGTGCACTACATCCCTAGGGTCTACCGGGAATGGGTTGCGCTTCTCTCCTCGTGAGGCATTCGCTGTAGTAGCTCCTGGAGACACATGGCTGAATGTCGAAGTCCCCGAAGCAGTCGCTGGAGACTCATCCTCTGCCTCACGGTTGGATGCAAGGGCCTTCCCGAATCCCATACCGCTTGCACCCTTGCCGCTTGAACCAGAAGATGTTCCACCGCTGCTTGTACCGCTTTGGGCTTTCTGCTGCATCGAGTCAACGCCTTTGGTGACTTGCTGGTAGGCCGTGTTGATGAGGAGCATTTTCTGGGCGTCTTCATTGGCAATGTCCTCCTGCTCTTCATCGTAATCGTAGCTGGTGAATTGCATCTCCTTTGCTGCGGCGGCTGCGATTCTCCTATGACTCCACCAGCTCATCGACTCGCCAAACGCCAGGTCCTTCAGCTTCTCGGAGCGATTCTCCTCTGCCAGTGCTGGATATGTTGCTTCCAGCTTGATGTCGAGGTTCCCAGGAATCTCCCCCTGTTCTGCTGCGCGATTGAATACACGCTGGCCGTCCTGATAGAAAAACTCCTCCATCAGCTCCTGGTAATCCTCGAATGTCTTAACCGCTGGCTCTGTACCAACAAGGGCGCCAGCCTTGCCGCCCTCGGCTCCTGCTTGCAGCCCCATGTACTGCATAGGGACACCGGAGCCCATGGCGATGAATCCTAGAATGAGTTCCCCATCGGCGGCGGAATCAGATGAGCCAATCTCTACAGGGACGCCACTCAGCTCTGCTGCCTTGTTGTGGATGAAGAAGCTCCCAGGGGTTGGGACGACATTTGCGAACTGAGCCTGTACCCGCTGGACCGCTGCATCGTCACCTTCCACCGCCAAGTCGAGTACGAAGAGGTTAGCAACCTTGTTGCGTACGATTCTGTCGTCTATGTACTCCTTCATCCGCCGCAAATATCCCAGCACAGCAAACAGTTCGCTGCGCCCGCGCTTCTCTGAAGCGGTAGCGTTTATCTTCATGTGGAAGTAATGAAGCGCCGGAACCTGCCGGATAATGAACTTGATTGTTGGAACTGGCAGGTCTACATACCACTGGTACTGCGTTGGATACTGCTGGTGAATATAGAATTCGTTCTCTACATCATCCGGGTCGGTGATGATTTCCCAAACCGTTGATGGGTCCAGCTCGCGGAGCCGCAAGCCCCACGATGCCTCGAAATACCGGATGAACATTTCGCCAAAGACAATCAGGTCCTGGAGGATTTGCTTGGAGCGAATCCTCATGCTGTTCTTCAACCAGTGGCGGTCCAGGATTTCCTGACATTCCTCGGTGTAGTCAGTGTACACCGGAACCTTCTGCTGGGTAGTTGGGTTTACCTGGAACTGCCCTGTCTTCTGTTCAGCTCGGGTGACTGTAACCTTGACACCCTTGCCAAGGACGAATTGCTTGAGAACGGTGACAATGCGCTTGGCAATTGGATTATGGGTATTGTGGGAGAAGACTCCAATACTCAATGCAAAATTCTGATTTGCGTAAGAGCTTTCAGCTGTTTCAATGTGGTATACTTTCCGCTTTCCAATCCGATAGACAGCCACAACTTTGTGATTGTTATATTTCCGATTCCTTATTCCTTCCAGGAATCGCGCACGAACCTCGGGCCTCGCCATGGCCTTCTTTGTTGCTTTGGAGATTTTCCTGCGCTTCTCCAGACTATGACTAAACTCACCACGGGATTCTATGCGACGCTTTACAAATTCTGGGTCTTGCTTCTTACCTTTGAAATGCTTTGTTCTCTTCGCAATTATCTCAGGGGTGTTAGTGGCTGCCTTCAATACAGCAAGATGTTTCTTCCTCCACGCAGGGTCGGCCCAGAGACGTTTCAAAACAGCAGCCCCGGCATTGGCTTGTTGTCCGTGGAATTGCAGATGCTGGGCCTCAGTCCAATTCTTGAGATTCTTCGGACGGTTGTCAGTCTTTCGGAGATTGTCATGGTGGATGACGTGTCGCACTCCATCCTTGTAGAAGAGTTCCCCAGTTGTCTTCCCAAATTTCGTTCTTGCAACTGCTACGTGAGTGAGTTCCCACTTACCTGTTGCTGGCTGATAGATTCTCTCATAACCTTCCAGCAATCTTGATTCGCCTTTCTGTCTCCGATAAGCACGATATAGTGGCATCATGCTATCGCCAGGTAGAAGGTCTCCAGAGTTTCTGTAAGCACCGTCACGCAGCAGCATTGGGTGGTCAATGGATGCTATGAAGGACCGCCCGTTGTCAAGGAGAACACAGACACATTCCTTCTCCCCCATCTCATACACATGAGTAATCTTCACCTGCTCAATCCGCTGAGAGTCCTGATTGAACTTGTAACTCCAAACGAACTTCTTGTGTTCCAGTTCTTTCTTGATTTCCAGAATGGTTCTATCTTGTCCATCGAGCATAGCGATTTCTGTATCACCAGCTAAACACCAGGCCTCAAATGCCTTGCTATGCATGTCGAGGTAATCGAAGTAATAGAGCTGCTTGTTGTATGGGCCAGATATGAGCGGCGTGAATGGCTGAACCCTTCCACCTGTTTCAAAGCTCAGGCCCCCATCCCAGTCAGGAGAAAGACTCCCAGAGAAAGCACCGACATCGCTTTCCCGGAATCTCTTCATCAGAACCTTATCGCGGGAATTGACCGCTGTTACCAGCTTAGGATTGAATCGAACGCCGATGGGCGTGTCCTTGCTAGCTGCCTCGCGGAGCCTTGTTCTCTTCACCTTGTTGACTATCTGCTGGGCTGCCGCAACGGATTCTCGCATCCTCCGGTAGTGATCGCTCTTGATGTAGTCCGTCATCGAGGGGTAGTGAGCTTCCCGGAATATGCCTTTGCGCATCTGGGATTCTGTAGAGATGATGAGCTTGGCGTCAACGTCCATCACCACCGCTTCTCGCAAATATCGAATGCCACCACCCTGAGCATCTGCGTCGAAGTTCTGAACAGCTTTTATCTGCTCCAACGTTGGAGGGAGAACAAGGCCAGGGACCATTGCTGCGTATGGCTTGACTGTTGCTTTATCAGCGAAGGAGAATTTCGTTAGGAGTGGCGCACCTTCATCAGGATAGTCCTTCCCCGAGTTGAATTCATCTGCGGGCTTGGACTTCTCACGTGTTTCGAGGATGAGGCGATGTCGTTCCGTCGTGAATGGTAGAGCACCAGCTGTCTTGCTGTTCGTTGGATTGTTTACGATAGTCGTTGCCATAGGGTCCTTGCTTAAATTTACCGCGTCAGTAATATGAGGGGAAGACATCGAACTGACTTCCACCAGGGATACTCCAGCGCCTTCCTGTCCCACCTGCCACAGCGATGCTGAATCCAGGGGCCAGGCCACCAGAGAACTCTTTGGTGACGAACTCTTCGCCAGTACACATCAGCACTACGCCAACCACTGCGTCAACCGTATCATCGTTTCCGCCATAAGGAAAGTCCAGAGCTTCCCGAAAGAACGTCTTGAATGCTGGATGGGGAATCATCTGCCCATTAGAATCCTTGACACCTCGAATGCGGACGCGGCCTGTCTCGAAATGCGGAGTGGCAAGCTGCGCTCGGAAGAGTTTGTCCCCCACGTACTTGACTGGCGTCATAGGCACGCCCTCTTCGAAGGCTGCCTGCCCCAGTGCCCACTGATAGGCCACGTTCTCGATGCCTACCAGCGTGCTGTGCCAGTGTTGCCACTCACGCTTGATAACGCGGACCTGCTCCGGGAACGGAATCTGAGCACGGTAGAGGTCTAGCAGATATATCAGGGAATTCACCCTGACGGCTGTCGCCTCGCAGAACCAGTCAGCCCTTATGGAGCCATCCGGATTCTTGACAGCCTGCGGGTCCTTCTCCGAGAGGATGGCAAGGTCACAGAATTGACGCGGGTAAAGTGCTATCATGATTTGCCGGATTTGCTCCCACAGTTTGGGCAGATAAAAGTATTGCCCTCGCCTTCAGGATTCTTCTCCATATCCATCCCGCATTCAGAGCAGCTTGGGATTCTATCAAACCGAGAGTCCTTATGCTCCGATTCCTTCTTGACTTCCGTAAGCTTGCGAGTTGCCATGCTATCCTCCGATCATGTCATCAATCTGCTGAATCGTTTCCCGGACCATGAACAGCTCACCGATTTTCGTGGTGATCGAAGTGTATGGTTGCCGGTCGCCAGTCATCGAACCGACCTTCACCGATATGTCTTCCGAATCTATCTCCACCGGCTGCGAATCATCGCTTGGATGGAGAGGGTTGAAGCCGGTAAGTTTGAGTGTCATGCTGCGCTCCCTGGTGGTACTCCGCTGCTGCCAACGAACCCATGCCAACCGCAAATATCGTCCTGCTCTTGGATGGACGGTGAGAGCGACAAATCATCCAGACTAGCGCCGCTCGTATTCCAGCGGACAGTCTGACCATCTTTGTTTTTGCCTAAGTGTTGTGGTACAGGACTGCCGGCGAAATAGACCTGAACTCGATGCGTTCCTACTGGGCCGCCGTTCTTTGCGAACGCCTTCGGGCAGAGGAAATAAATCCCGTGCGCCTCAGCGAATGTGTCCACGTGGCGAAACATATCGGCGGGAACTGCGCGACCAGCAGCAAATCTACTTTCTTCGCTCTCCTGAAAATAAGCGATAAATTGTGCTTCCAGTTCTCGCAAAGTTGGCATTAGAAAAGCCTCCTTACCCAGATTCTGGATACCAGGTAGCCTGCGATGAAGTAGTGGGAAATTTCATCCATCACTGGATACCTCTTCGACACCATCTTCACTGCTACAAAGATGGCAGTCACGACCAGCGCTGGCCATGTCTTCTTACGCCTAGCGGATTTGTCCTTCTCAAATTTCATACTTTCAGGTACATCTCTTCCAATGTCTCCAGCTGCCCTTCCGAAAGTTTACCACCACGCTTCCATTTCGCCTCCCACTCTTCTAGCCTGTCACACTCCCAGGCCGTGAGCTTATGGGTGTTATCACGTAGTGTTTCGAATACCTGCTCTAACTTACTCACATCAAGACTGTGTGCCATCGGCCTCCTTTGTCGCCTCCTTGACAAAATCCTTGAGCTTCTTCATGAGGCTCTTTTTCTTCGGCTTTGATTCGGACTCCTTCGTGGCCTTCGACTTCTTCTTGTGGAGCCAATCATCATCCGGAATTATTGATTTGTACTTCATACGAACGTCACATCCTCCTTCTTGAATTTCTGAACTGGCTGCTTACAGCCAATGACGATTTCCCTTTCTGTAGAGTGGGCAGAGAACAGCCAGGGAGTTGCTGAGTGGGAGGCCCACACGTTATCAGGGTCCACCTTCATAGCTATGACTACCCCACCGGAGTGCGCAAAATTCTTCGCTGTTGATTTTGATTCAGACCAGCTGCTCAGACTGTTGAACGGAATACTTACATGCCCAGTCTCATTCAGCTCTTTCATAAAGTCTGATTTCTTGAGGTCCTTGGCGTTAAAGCCACGATAGACGGTGTTGAGATTTGTCTCCCTTGCATAAGCAGAGGCGTAGGCTTTCATAGCCATTACGCCATCCTTCATGAGGCTTGCTTTGGTGGTACTGTCCGGCTGCCCAATTTGTTTACTGTAAGTACCTGTGTGCTCACCGCTAGGCTGTCTCCCGTAGAACTTCATTGCCACTTCCCGCCACGCCTGCGAGTTCTCTAAGTTGACGCTCCCCGTCCACTGCTTTACAGCCTGCTCCATGCTCTTGACGGAACCTTTCGTCACGCCCATGGCATCGTAATACTTTTCAAACATGGGCCTGGCAGCACCCTCTGGTACGTAGCCACCGCCAGTATATTTCCCAGCTGCGATGTATTCCTTCGCCAGTCCGCTGGCCAGTTGCTGCTCATGAGTCTCCTGCTCTTCCGATTTCGCTGACTGCTTGACAACCTGCTCGCCTTTGTTGACAAACATCCGGACGGAATCGCCTGAGACTTCCACCGTCCAGCGGCCCACCCAGTTACCGATTGACTTCAGGGTGCCTACACGATTCTTGATTGAGGCTTTGCCGCCGTGCTGTTCTTCAAGGGTGCTTATCTTCGTCCACTCGCCTTCTGTCTTCGTCAGCGAGTTGTAGAGCTTGCCAATGGTGGAGCTATGAAGGAAGTAGCCACCGGCACGGTTGTCCTTCGGAGTCTTGTCGAGGAAGGTCTGCTTGAGGCTCTTGCCACCCTTTGCCTTGTCGTCATCGTCTCCGGTCTGCTTCACCGTATCAGCCACTGCCGGCTTGCCAGGGCCAAAGTATTTTGCTACAGCATCTCTGCGACCTTGCAGGGCCTCTTCGTACTTGCTGGCTTCGGCTCCACGGAATCCAGCGCCTGCTACAAGCTCTGAGATTTTGTCGTTGGTTAGCTTGGATACCAATGCTTCTGCTTGCGGTTGCAGGTACCCATTCGAGAGCTGGCTAAATATGGGCCCTGCCTGCTTCGCCATCCCGGAATACCGCATTGAATCCAGTTCAGGGACTGCTTCCTTGGTGAAGGCTTTATCCCCGCCTCTCGCCCGGAAGAACATACTGCCACCATTGTCGATACGGTAGAAATTTCCCTGACCCGATACGATGTTCTCGTGGTTCAACCCGATGACATCGTGGTTGGCCAAATAGGCATCTGCAACGAATCCTTGCTTGACATCGGGATTTTGCTTCTGTTCTTCAGCGGTGGTATTTTTCGCTCCATCTAGCCATGCAGAGGCGACACCATCCTTCCCATCGAGCGTAACATTTTGAGTAACCGCAGCGAACACTCCAAGCTCCTGGTATATGTTGTTAGCAAGAACTTCAGAGCGGCCTTGATCAGGATTCTTGTAGAACTTCACGTAATACTTGAACCCCTCTTCATCCTCATACACTCCGCCAGGGTTGCTACCTTTCTGCTCTCCAACTTTCTTCCATCCGGAAATGTCCTTGGCTTTGTGGACTCCCCACTTCATCCCCAGCACACCATGCTCTAGGAATGCTGACTCATGGGTCGCCAGCGACATATAGCGGTCGCCATCGAGCATGTTCATGCTGCCATCCCCGCCGTTCTCTTGGGCAGCAGATTCGAAGCTCCGGAGCTTACCACTGAAATTCTCCGGGTATCGCTCTGCCTTGTCGTCAATGTACATCAGGGCTGGAGGCTTGACGTTCGTCACCGGAGCTGGGGCCTGATTGTCCTTCAGGAAGGCTTCCATCTTCTGATGGAATTGGGGAGAGCGTGCCGTTAGGACTATTGGCTTCAGACCTAGCTTCCTGGCTGTCCGGATTATCGCAAGCCCAGGCTCTAGCGGGTGGCGGATTATGTGGAGCGGGTCGCCTTCCTCGTGGTGGGCCAGGACGCTATCAAAGTCAACGCAGACGTTTTTGCCTGGATGAGTCTTACTCAGCTTCAGCAGCTGCTTGTTGATATGGTCAACGACTTGCTGGCCGTCTAGTTTCATGGTATAGGATATTCTGTAAGTGCCCGACTACGATGCCCCAGCTGAAGCTTTCTGCTCTGATGTTTCCCTTCGGGGAAATGAGTAGCCAATACCATGGTGTCCAGTTGAACGGCCCTGGCCTACGGCTGACAATCCGCCACTTCCCTTCCGGAGGCTTCCGCAACTCCAGCAGTGCTTCTTCCAGCGCCTTAGAGTGTAGACTCATGCCGCGTTCTGTGCCACCTCTGGAATGAGATAGTAATGCCCATCCTGATCGTTCAGGTAGATCATGTCGTTGTCGAACAACCGTAGCCAGTCCACGCGGAAGATTGCGCCTTCCTCTGCGCTGATTTCGTTCTGCTTCTCGCGGTCAAAGACCACGCTCCCTGATGCTGCCCTGTCGAGAAGCAGCTCACGGATTCCCCAACCGAAGAGGCGAGGCTGTCCGTTGTCCTCCATGATTGGCTCGCCATCATCGTTCACCGACTGGGCGGAAGGCCAGAGTACTTCGTAGTCATCGGTCAGCAGTTCCACGTCAACGATAGATTCGTCATGGGTGATTTCGTGGAAGCCGCGAATATGTCGGCCCTTCGTAGTGAGGTACAGCCAGCCCTGAACCATCCGGTCTGGATTCTTCGGGTCCGGCACCATCGGGTATTTGATGATGGATCGTTCTATGTTCTTGTGCCAGATGGGGGACTTGAGGCAGGTGTTGTAGAGGTCCCGGCGATTCTTCCTCGTTCCTGTAATACGAAATTTTGTATAGTTCTCACGTAGATTCCAAATGGTTCCCCAGAACCAGTTCTCAATCGTGTCCATACGCTCTGTTGTCCGGGTGTTCTCATCATCGAGCGGGTCATCAAGGTTGATGTGGTCAAAGTGGCCTCCGGTGATTGCCCCAAGCACACCCACCATTTCATACGTGTGGTCTTTCTCAGCCTTGTCTATGATTTGCTTCTTGCAGTCGAATTCTGTCTGGAGCCAGTGCGAGGTGTCCCGGATGTCGCCAAAGTCCTCCGTGAGCCAGACATTCTTCTCAATGGTTGTCTGTACCTGGGCTGCGTACTTCCTCGCGGCCCTATCTGTCTTGGAGATTTGGAGGAACCTCTCGGTGACGCTCTCGCATTTGTTGCGGACCAGGTTGGAATAGATTTCATAGAGCGGAGCACCATAGGAGAATATCCAGCTCTTGCCGTGGTCGCGTGGAGCCAGCTCTAGCAGGAACTTGATGGACCAAAGGGTGATCCATTTCCTTTGGTGAAGCGGGAGCCTGAATCCGAGGTAGTACAGAAGGAAGAATTCGGGGGACAGCGGGACAAGTGCTCTTCGGAATTCAGCGGAGAGGTATCTCCGGATAAGCTGACGGACGCCATTAATGCCTTTGGCTTGGTTTATCTCGTCAACTATTTGGTTTTTTGCCGCTGACTTGTATTTCACTTTCCGTCCCCTGCGGAGGCGGTAATTGTTTCAGAATCTCTACATCCAGAATCTTCGGCTGATCCACCGAAGCCTCGATGCCTTTCGCCTTACCGATCAGAGCGTTGATAAAGAATTGCATCGTGTCTGAGTCGAGCTTTGCTATGTTGGTATTGCTGTTACTCACCCCACCCTGGACTGTGACTGTCTGCTGTACATCCTTGGAAACGTCCGTCTTGGTCCGGTACTTGCCACGGCCCTTGAGATGGTTCAGGGCTGCGTTGTAGCTAAAGTACGGGTCGCGGCTGTCAATCGCATCCTCGACCTTTCTGACCGCCTTCCCCAGCATGCCATCGAGGCGAGTCTCGATTGTCCCAGCAGCCTTGGCAACCATCTTGGCATAATACTCCCGGAAAGCGATGTTGCCATTCATCCAACTGTAATAGCTGTTCTGGTGGACGTGGAACTTCTTCAGAGTCTCCAGGACTGGCCGGCCACCCATGACGATGCTCTTGATAAGTTTCTTCTGCTTGCTGGTAAGGACAAGCCAGCGAGGGGGTTGTAGGCCCATCGCCAGCATTGCCTTCGCTCGCTGCTGGAGCGGGAGGTGTTGAATCTCCGGAACGGCGCTGGGATAATCCTCATATCTCCGGGGAAAACGGTGGATGGTCTTATGCTTGCCCATACTCAAAGTTACTCCAATGCAGCCTTGTAGGAATCCCTTTCCAGGAGGAAAATAGCGGCGTGGAGTTGCCCGATAACATGGCTCGGTCTCATCGGTATTATGATGTCTGAACCTTTGAGAGTTGCCTGCCAATCGAGGATGATAACACCATTGGGCCTCTCAGTTATCATCAACCGGAGTTCCGTTGCTCGCTTCTCCAGGGGAGGGGCCACCTCGGGGTCAGGGGCCGGTGCTGTTTTGCCTCCTGTAACTGTCGGTCGTTGCTCATGCTTGTGATGCTTCTTCGACATTATTATTTTTCCTCTCTTGGAAAGCGCTGTACGCCCAGCCAGGACCACCAGAGCTTCTGAAAGAATTCCAGCTCCACCGTCACCAGTGCCGGCATCTGCTTGCGGGTGACTTTCGAGGCTAGGATGACCTGCTTGCCGTATTTCTTTTTTGTTGATTGGAAGATGCTATGAAGGCCGATGGTCTTCCGCTTCTTACACTCTACAGCTACGCTTGTGACCTTCGGATACCGCTTCCGCATCTCCTTCAGGAATTTGACATCATCAGCGAGCTTGCCGTAGTTCTCAGTCGTTCGGAACCTCCGCTTACCTCCCAAGGCTCTAGCAACTGCTTTTTCAAACCCTTTCCAGTCGCTGACGTTCGCCACCTAGTGATGGGCTCCGGAAGAGAGTATGACAATAACGCAAGCGATAGTCATACCGAGGACGATACCGAGACCCAGGATAGCGGCCACATCCTTCCTGAAGGATTTAACGCCGATGATGTAGAATTCTGCCTCTTCAACTGGGGACAACATCGGCCTCTTCAGCTGTAGAGTAATTGGGTTGATCAGCTTACACTCGATCTTCACGCTTCCTCCTAAACACCAGAGCTACCGCGATGCTGGTGATCAACAACTGAATCGCAGGTGGTTCAGGCACAGCGTAGTAGCTGTTGCTCTGCAAGGACAATTCCCCTGATCCATTCGATGCCCCAAAATCAAAGTTCCAGGCAATCCCATCGTCACCGCCGATGCTCCCAATCACGCTCGGGGTGCTCTGCCCGTTCGGGAGGACTGTCTGGTATTCCGCTAATAGCGTGTCGTTGTAAGCATAGGAGCCATAGACTTCTACCCAGAACCAGCTAGAGGGAGTGCTGTCCATGTAGAACCAGGACGCGATTGGACTAACGCCTATCCCCCACTGTATGTACAGAGCGGAGAGAGGCTCTGCGAAATTTATGACTGTATAGGCACTACCGCCAGTGTACGACCCACATTCCACCTCGTACGTTCCAAAGTCTGTAGCAGGATTGAGGTAGGCGCTGGTGAGTACCCCAGACCCACCAGTCAGCTGGGTATTGAAGCTGGCCCCCGCCTGTGCTTCCGCAAACAGCTGTAGGGAATCGGCTGCTGCTAGGCTAGACAATGCTAACAACGCGAACAGTACTGCTAGGATTCTCGATTTCATAACTCACGCTCCTTCATGACATTTACACGTACATGGCCTACCATCTGGGCCCCTGCTTACTCCCTTTCTCCCATCCAGCTTATGGCCGCAACCCTGACATACGGACGCCTGCATAACACTAGTTGAGGACTTAGCCGCTGGGCGGTCTCTGAATTGAAGAATCTTTGCTGTCATAGCGACCTCTTCGCCTTCCTCTTCACTTTGATTTTGTTCTTCAGGATATGCTCCCCAACCCGGCTATCTGATTCGCGCAACCTCCGGACTATGCGGATTTGCTTCCTAACGGAATTAAACGCCTGTCGAACCTCTGCACACTTCATATCGTGCTGCTCCATCAGCCCAGCCGTTAGCCTTCTCGATTGCGCCGCGCTCGTAGACCTACTCAGAGTCTCGTAGATAGAGACATCGCGCATGATTTTGTCTACTGTAGAGGTGCTGGGTATCTGGAGTGTTGTCCCGCCAAATACCTGGAAGAGCTTTTCAGCATCAGCTGCCCCAAACATCTGGTAGAATTCACTCAAGAGTGTATTTGGGTAAAACAACAACAGCTTCCTGATGTCGAATCTCACTGGCGTTGTCCCTCGCTGCTAGAAGTTTTTTCCTCGTAAGAACTAAGCTGTAATCTATGTAGCTCTGAATCTCGTGATTCTTCAGGCCTAGACCCCGAAGCCTTCGAAGCACTTCACTCTTCTTGCAGAATAAGTCACCGCTTGCTACACTTTGCCGGATGACACCCAGAGCCTTCTTGTGGAGGTGCTTCCTTGGAACCTGGAACCCATTCGATGAGAAGGCCAGGTCCAGAGATTTGCTAATAGAATTCAGGAGATGTTGGTTCTCCGGACTGTGGTAGATTTGCTGGGGTTTGGTTTCCGCCTCGCGCATGGCATCCTCGTCAGTAGACAGGCTGAGGTCTGCTTTTGACAGCCATTGGTTTTTCGAGATGCCTATGTTACAAAGGACAGTCCACACAAATGCGAAGGCGTTACTTACTCCAGGCTTGTATTTTGGGAGGGCTTTCAGGAGCTTGAGGGCCATCTCCTGCTTGAGGTCATCCTGATGGCTGAAGTAGCCTTTCTTTGCTATGACCGCATCCACTAGCGGGAGACAGCGTAGCATGATTTTGTTCCGGAGCTTGAGATTCTTTATGTCTCGGGAATACTGAGCCAATAGGATGGTCATACGCCGATTATTAAAGCCATAACGTCTAGCTTTCATGGCTGGGTCACCAGTCTGGAGTTTTTGTTTTCCTTGATCACCCGCCAGACTCTGTGCAGCTGGCTGCTAACTCCTCGTTCGTGAGATATGACAAAGACACTTCCTCGCTGTTTCGAGAGAATGCCCAAAGCCCGTTCTCGTCCATCAGCATCCAGGCTGTCGAAGAACTCGTCAACAAACAGCACATTAGAAGCCTGTGCGAGCCAGCTGAAAACAAGAAGGACACATAGGTCGCATCTTCTCCGGCCTCCGGAACTCTCACCCAGATAGCTGTTAGCACCGGAAGGAGACTTATACTCCAGATGTAACGAATCTCGCTCATCTCCGCTTTTGATTTTTTTCGAGGCACTGAACTGGATTTCCGTACTGTCGTCGTAGATTTCGCCACAATACCTCCGGAGTTGCCTGTTCAGCGTTGGAAGGACATCCTGAATGATGAGCGACTTGATCCCCTGGTTTCCAAAGCCCACTTCCCAGAATCGGTAGTCACTGATCTGCTTCTGAAGATTTTGTTTCTCCTGCTCCAGGACAATGATCTTGGATAGAGTCTGAGAGTACTGAATCCTGAGCCTGCTGAGATTAATGGAGAAGGGAGTAATGACTTCTGCCCTTAGCTCAGAGAGTCTCTCTTCGAACTCCCCTCTCCTCACCATAATCCCCAATCGTAAGGTCTGTTTATGTTGTAGGCGCTTTAGAGCCTTCCGCCCATATGCTACCTCCTTTCTAATTGCTACGGTGCTCTCTTCCAGCCCGCTCAGCACCTTGCTAAGCTGTTGCCTGTCGGCTGCTAGATGAGAGCGAAACTCTTTGACGCTGCTTGCCTTTATCTTTTGACCGCATCCAGAGCAGCGTTGACCGATGGAGGCTTCCCTCCTATTTAGTGTTTGTTGCAGTTCCTGGAGCTTCTGCCGGTACTGCTTGGCCTCCCCGTCTAATCCCCCTAGCCGGATTGTTCTCCGCTCTAGGGACCTCTCTGCCTTTTCGAGCTTTGCGGATACATCCTCCAGAACGGGGAGCTTTTTGAGCTTCTTCCTTAAGATACTAATTGCAAGCCGCTTCTTTTTCTGCTGTTCCTCAACGTTGCTCCGGTTGAAAGCAACCAGCTCTCTGAGCGGAGCCAGGGAGCCTTGCAAATCGCTTTTCTGAATCTCTAGCTTTTGGAGGGATTCCTCGAACTCTGCTCTCCTTTGCTGAGCCCTTTCCCTTGCGCTGTCATACCTTTCGAATCGTAGGAAGGAATCGAGGAGACGCTTCTGCTCTGCATCAGTGAAAAGGGCGAACTGCTTCCTTGCTCCATCAAATCCCCCAAAGACCGTAGAGTTGACGAATGAGTTAAAGTCACAACCCAGCACCCTTTCGAGCGCAACTTGGGTATCCGAATCATGATGGAACTTGAGGGGCTTGGAGTCTCTGCATAAAACGAGACTGTTTCCGGACTTATGGTGCTTCCGATAGCGTTTGGCACTCCACTGTACCTTCTGTACTCGAAACAGTACTTCAACCTTGCAATCTTTCTTGACAAACCGATTAACCACTGCATCATGCTTCAGCCCCCTTAGAGTTTTTCCGAAGAAGCACCAGAGTATCGCTTCCGAAATGACTGATTTGCCAACCCTATTAGGCCCAGAGATGTTAACAACACCCCGGTTCTTCAACCTAACCACTTGCCTTTCTCGGTATGACATGAACCTTGTCATGATAAGCTTTTCCAGTTCAACCATACAGTTCGAATCCGAGCTTAGTCAACCGCCTTGCTGCCGGGGCTGTAAGATTTTGCCGCTTCACGAATCTCTTGATGTTATGCTTCGGATTGACGCCGGAGGCTCCGGCAGGGGCAACGCTCTCCTGCTCACCGTGTTCGATTTTGAATTTGAAGCCTATCTTATCAGCGATTTTCTGCACCTGGTGTTGGTCTAGTTCACCGGAGGATTTGATAGAGACATAGTCTCCCCTCCAGCCTGCTGCCATTGAGTAGAGTTCCGAGGGCGAACCCACTTCGGCTCGTCTGAATAGCGGAAGGTTGGTAAATATTTTGTCCATTTGAAAATGCCCCAGCTTATCGGATACAACCCAAATGCAGGGTTTGTGAGTCTCTCCGAAGGAATGTTGAAGAGGACTTCCGAGATACACCACATTGGAGGCCAGCCTTTGTCTTGTATGGTAGTCCGAAAGTAGGACCAGGCCGAACTCTTTGTGTCGGATGTCACGTAGCTGGATAGGGTTTCGTATGAGATGTTGTGTCGGTCCTGCTCGTGCTCCTTGGACACCACAGTGTAGTACAAGGATTCTTCGTGGAGAAGCAGCCACTTTGGAGATGGTCTTGATAAGTTTCTGCGGATTCTCCATCCAAGGAACCACCTGAACACAATCCCAAATGAGTTCCGGTTTCTCCAGAACACGTGCGACCTTTGAAAACGCCCGGAGAGGATGGAGCACTCGTCCAGGTAGTTTAGCAAATATATCGTGGTTGCCCAAGTTGATACCCATCTCCAGGCCCGCCCCATGTAGTTTTTCAAGCTTTCGGTATGCTGCATCGTAAGTCTCCGTCTCAATCCAATTGTTTACTTCAAAAAAGTCTCCGTTCAGGAGCACCCGCCGGATACCTCGCTCCTTCGCAGTCTTCAGGATGATGTCGAATACACGCAAGCAATAATACAATCTGCTATTCATCCCGTCCTTCCGGATATGGGAGAACTGCAGCCAGGGCTTTATCTGAAGGTCTCCGGTAATGATGAATGGCTCCACTAATAGCCCTCGACTCTGAACTCACTCGTAAACTCCAGAATCGCTACTGGGATTGGTACATGCTGGTCTTTTGCCACCACGGTCAGCGCGGAGAATTCTCCCTGGATTCCTGCGCGTCGGTAGCGGCGCATCTCTATCGTCGCTGGCATAACCCAAATCTCCATCCCCAAGGCCATGCTTGGAAATTCAAAGTGGCCATCCTCTGTCCTCGTCTGAATGACTTTGCAGCGTTGAAGAATCACGCGATTTTCACCGTCCTGGGGAATCGCTTTTCCTTCCCTTCCTCATCCTTCCTGAGCAGATGCTTCTCCCCGCGCAGGACATCCTTCATGTTGTCGAGATGAATCCCATAGGCTTCCCGAAGCCACTTGAAGTCTTCAATGTCGTGGGAGACAGTCTTGCGATACCCATAGGCTCCCTCCTCGTGGCCCTCTTGCGGGATATGAAGAAGCTCATGGAGCATGAGGAATACGCGGAAGGATTTCTCCGCGTTGTCGAAGCGGGTAGACCAGACGGAGATGATGTAATCGTAGTCCGGGAGCAGCATGCTCCAGGGGCGGCCATTGGGATAGATTCTAGCCGCTACTCGGCTGGTAGCACAGGAGAAGCCTACGACTGCCACCCGTTTAATGTTGACGTGGCCCAGGATGGTAGGGAACAGGCGCTTGGCCTTCCGCATGTACCTCCGGTAGTCCTCCCGGATTTCCCAATGCTTCTTTCCTCTAGGCACGTCTCCTCCTTGGGAATCTGAATTTCATATCTGAGCCTTGCCGTGTCAACTGCTTTGCTAGTGCCCTATACATGAATGGAACTCCAAACCATCGACAGGTGAGCACCCAATCGGCAAAATCAACCTTCTTGCCTGCGGCAATCCGGAAAAGTGCGTACCAAACCTTCACCATGCTATGCTGGCGGCTCTCCTCGCGCGGGAACCTCATCACTCCCTGTCCAGATTTTCGAATGGCAGCACCCACTTTGCGAAGTCTCTCAATAGCGACTGGAACGAATTCTCGATGAACATCTGCTTGACAGCTTTCAGGTCTATCTTTACACGCCTCCTAATGGCCTCCTGAACCGTCTTCGTGACGGCTTCTTTCTCAGGATGATTTTCCGAGGAGATGGAAAGGTCCATCAGCAACAGGTTCCGGAAATACGCCTGCTTCGAACCATCTGTGTACAGCGAAGCATAGCGAGTCCCCATCTGTACAACCTTCTTCTCTATCTTCGGGTCAAAAAGTCTATCAACGCTCTCGTATTTCGCCAGGAGCTGTCGGATGGTGACCTCGCCTACTCCTCGTGCTATACCAGGGATATTGTCCGAAACATCCCCGCAGGCGGCGCGGAGCTGAAGGAACTGCTGGGGTGACAGGCCTTCTCTCTGGCGGAAGTTGCTGCGATTGTAGAGCAGCGTCTTGATGGGGGACCAGACATCTATCCCATCCCCAACGAGCTGGAACATGTCCATGTCTGAGGAAACGATTGTCCGCCAACCTCCAGTCTGCTGACACACCATAGCCATGAGGTCATCCCCTTCCGTCTTCGGGAAGATTAGCTGGGCCACATTCATCTGGGACAGAATCGCTTCTGCTTCTTTCATCTGGGCAATGGTACTGTTGTAAGCTCGCTGATCTTTCTCACTTTTGAAGTGATGACGATTCGCTTTGTAGTCTGGGAATATCTTTTTCCGGTAGGCGGAGTGGTCCGTGTCCCAACACATGATGGCAACGTCCGGAGTAAACTGGGCCAACAGTCCGTGGACCATAGTGAGGAGCCCATACACCACCTGGACTGGCCTCCCATTCGTGGTGAGCATCGGCATCTTTTTCGCTAGGCGCCAGCCTGCGTTGTGGCCGTCAATGATGAGCGTCCTCATCACATGTCCCATTCAATGATGCCAGCGTTGGCAGATTGGATTGGGTCTTTCGTTTTCTTCCAAGCCCCAACGAAACTCTCTAGCCACTCTACGAACAATCCATTCCTGATGGCGTGTTCAGCATTGGCAGTGATTAATTCCGCCACCTTATGGTTTTTCTTATCGGAGCGGAATTTCAAAATCGTCTCTATCGGCAGTCCAGAGCTAGGCATCGCTTTCCTCCAACGAACTGACTTTGCGGAGGGCGGTGTTAATCTCCTCCGAGTGCCGCATGTAATACTTCCCAAATGATTTCCGCATCACCAGGTCCTTACCGAAATAAAACGCGGACTTTCTCTTCTCAAAGACACCTTTGTCAACTGCGTACTCGAACACGGCCATGGGCTTGTCTATCCCCCGGCCCCAGAGAACTGGGAAGCGGCAGGACTGTTCGTTCAGGCCCACCTTATTCTTGACTGTCTCTAGCTGAATCAAGGCTCCGATCTTCTCTCCCCCGCCATTCTTGAGAGTCTTAATCTTCACCATCCGGCAGCGTACCCACGAATAGAATTTCAGAGCCTTGCCACCGTAGGTGGTCTCCTTGCTCCCCCACATCTTACCCAGGTCGGTACGGGTCTGGTTGATACAGATAAGGCAGACGCGATTGTCCCGGAGGAATTTCACCATGCGCCGGAAGAATCGAGACATCTGGAGTCCGGATTTCCCCATGTCGCTGCTCGCTAGGCCATCCTTCGCGTCTAGCTCTGTACTGGTTGGCGTAGCCGCTACGGAGTCCCAGCCAAATACTATGGGCGTTGTCTTGTCCTTCGCCCGAATCTGTCTGACCGCTTCCTTCAGCTGGTCATAGATGTCCTCAATAGTCTCCGGGTCGAAAATCATCAGGCGTGAGACATCTACGCCAACACGCTTCATACGGTTATAGTCCAGAGAATACTCGGTGGGGAATACACCTGCATAGTAACCCAGCTGCTGCGCTTCTGCCAGGATATTCTCCAGTAGCCCAGTCTTGAAAGTTCCCTCAGGCCCAAAGATTTCAACAATCCCTGAAGGAAAACCGAGCCCATAACACACCACGCAATCAACAGAGATGATTCCGCTGGGGACGTAGACTTGAGGCTGAGAGAAAACTGAATTCTGAAGAACACTAACCACCTCCTGCTGGTCCTTATTAAGTTTCCTGTTGATAGCCTCGACTACACCTAACAGGACTGAATCCTTGACCCCTTTGTATCTCTGTGGGCCTGGATAGCGTGGGAATCGTAGGATTGCCATGTCAGTCGTCATCTCCTGTTTGGGAGAATTTGTTCTCCAGCGCTTCCAGCTTCTTGATGTCGTCCAAGGTGGCGTTTCCATAATTCAACCGCCCGCAGATTCCCTCGAACACATCAAGGTCGGACGGTAGCATGAGTTTCGCTACCGTCCGGAGGAAGGACACCCTGAAGGAGATTGCCGCGTTACTCACTGCTGTCATCGCTGTCCTTTTTCTTGGAGGCCATCTTCTTCTTCAACTTTTTGTACTGCTTCTCCAGATCATCGCTACCATCTTCCGAACTATCGGAGCTGTCACTGCTGTCAGATTTCTCGCTTGCGTAGGATTTGTCAGAGGCATCCGAGGAATCGCTGCTCGAATCCTCTGAGCTGTCGTCACTGTCATCACTGCCGTCTTCCGCGTCCCGCCTGGCTTTCTTCTTCATCTTCGCCACGAAGGTTTCCAACTCCTCCTTACTGCTGCCAGAGACAATCTCATCCAGATTGTTGAGGGTCTTGATGAGGGCCTCCCGCTGCTCTTTGTCGCTGGAAATGGGCGTCTCCTGCTCCATTGCTTTGAAGTGGTAGTCTGTGTCATCACGGCCTTTACCTTCCCGCTTGACACGAATGAGTCTGCCTGTCCTTTTGTCTGCTACACCGAGAATGGAATTTTTCCGATAGTCCTCATCGGAGAAGATTTCCAACAGGAGGTTATGCCACTTGGCTGAGAGGCGAAGGAGCTTGAACTGGTCATCCTCATAGCCTCGAACCTTGATGCTGCCATCATCGCTCTTTTTGACCTTGGCAATGAGGACATTCCAGATGCTCTCGGATTTCTGGCGGAGCAACGTATACAGCTGCTTCGCTACCGGAGTGCGTTCTTTCCGATACTTATTCCACGCCTCGCAGACGATGCAGGGTGTAGGCTTCCCTGTCTTCTCATCGAGGTCGTTCTGGGCGCAATACACCTTGTTGTTGAAGTCACCGTGGAACAGAACGTCCTTCCAGATTTCCCCCTCTTTCTCCCACGGTGGGCCCACCCGGATGTATGTTGTCCCCACTTCCATGCCTATCCATGGCCGCTTCCCCCGCTTTTTCTTGCGCTTCTCCAACTCCTTGCGAACATCTTCTGCTGTCTTCGTCACGTGTTTTCTTTCTCCTTCCGTTGATTAGCATTGAGGGATTGAAGCAATCCAATCCTTCTATCCATAGCTTTCTCTGCAAACTTAAGTATGCGCTCGGAATCCTTCCACTTGCGAAGTACCTTGCGAAGTTTGTAATAGTCGTGGTTCCCCGCTATGCTGTGCTTGATGTCGGTTATCCTGCCCTTGCCGGCGTACTTCTTGAAAAGGTCAGCTTCCAGCTTCTCCAGCTTCTCTTCCAGCTTGCTTACTCGCGCTGAGATTTCCGCGTACAGCCCTGCCCACCACATGTAGACAGTCGCAGCCCTCTTCATCTCACCATCGAGATTGTAGAGGTTGATTTTCAACTCCTTCGCCAGGTCCTTCTTCAGGACTTCGTGTGGATGAATCCTGAAAAAGACTGGCGGGAGTTCAGGCTCCGAAGTTTTTTTCACGTAACGCTGCCTCTAGCCTTTCTTTCAGAATGTTATCGCTCATCTCATCGAGCTTGAGTTCAGCGATTATCTCTCGTGTGTCCGGATTCTCCAGTGGGACTGAATCTCCTTGGCAGAGGCGTTGAAAGCAATCCCCATTCAGACTTATTCTTAACACGATTCCTCCCTATTCGAATTAAACGCGGAGATTCCTAGTCGGGAGATTTCCTAGTGGGCAAAGAGCGCATCTGGATAGCGCGTTCCAGAGCGTTGCGGAGCTTGTCAGCCGGACACGTCTCGATGTTCTGAAGAATCCACCAGCAGATCGTTGATGGGGAGGTCCGGTCTTGCCCCACCAGCGTGAACGTCATATCACCACGGGCCTTCGCTTTTTGATGGCATTGAACCTCATCCCATTGAACATCCGACATCGGTGCTGCTTTCTTCGGTTTCTCGTTCTCGTCCATTTCTCCTCCTTATTCGAATTGACTTGGGACTACGAATTCCCCACCGCCCTTGTGCTCCAGCTCTGTCATCTTCCCCAGACTTGGCCCCAGGAAACAATCCGTGTCCAGCGGGACCTCGCAATACCAGCCAGTCATCTTCTCGAACCACTTCCGGTCGGTCATGAAGAGATGGTGCTGGTGGATGATGTCCTCAATCTCCTTATGGTGGTAGTCGATGTATCCAGCGTCGTGTACCGTAATGATGTACTTCGAACGCATCTTGTATTTCTGAAGCCACCTAATCATCCGCCAGCCTGCGCACCAGGTGATATCAGAGGCATCTCCCTGAATCGGCGCGTTGATTCCCTGACGGACTGCCTCAGCGACCTGGGACTCAATATCACTGTCCACTTCAGGCAGCCTTCGTGGCCGGAAGAAATGGGAGTACACGATCTTTTCCTTTTTGATGTACTTCTCGCGGTCCAGGCGGTAGGCTAGACAGTCATCGTATTTGGCAAAGTACCTGTCGATGAATTTCCTGGCCCACCGCTCTGACTTCTGGAAGTCTTCTGCTAAGGCTGGAGCCTGCCGGCCATAGAGGACTCCGAAGGACACCATGGATTTGGCATCCGTTCTCTTCATCTTCTGCTCTTCGGGGGGGAGCTTGTCCCACTGCTCCGGTGTTATCTCGAATCCCGCCATGGCTCCCATCTTATGCGGGTCCTTACCATCAGCGAACTCCTGAATCATTACATCGTCTTTGGCGCGGTCAGCGAACAGGCGCATCTCAACCTGCTTGCTATCCTGCTCCATGATACCATCGAGAGAAGCCTGGAACTGCTCTCTTAGCCCTGGCGCCCTCGGTGTCCGCTTCGGGAGATTTTCGTGGTTAGGGTCCTCACTGGATACACGGCCTGTTACCTGCCCATCCACGTTGTAGGTCGTGTGGGTTTTTCCATCCGTCCCTTCCCAGCTGGGAATCGGGTCCACGCATTTGCTCTTGAGGGTAGCAAGCTCACTTCGTTCTATGATACACGTAAGGACGGGGTTTTTCCGCTTTGCGTTGAGCTTCTCCAGGACCTCTCGGGATGCTGAATCAAACTTGCCTGACGGGGTTTTCCAAAGTGGCTCGTAGTCGAGGATGTTGAATACCAGATGCCGCTTGACTTCCGGGGAGCCCAGGTTGACTGGCTCCTTATTCGCCTCGAACAGTTCGAAGACTTTTTTCTTGGGGTCCGGAACTGGGCGTTTGTAGCTCGCCACACGCTCCATCAGCTCCTCAAGAAGATTGTTGTCCTGCCAGCGCTGGAGCTTTTTCATCTCCCCAAAGTTCGCAAGCTTGTTGTCTTCCTCCTTGATGAGATGCTTGTATTCCTTACGTAGCTTCTTGTTCCGCTCCAGGTCCAGTTTGACACCGTTGATTTCCTGAATCGCAGCTGTGAACTGGTGGTACATTACAGGGAACTTGAATGGCCGGTCCCAAAGCTTCTGCTCTTTCAGCTTCGGACGGAGGTGGAAGAACAATCGGCGGCAAGCTATGCAGTCCTTGATATTGTAGTCGGAGAGGATATCCCAGGGGATTAGAAGGATATTCCCGCCAGCCTTGTCGTTGGCCTCTGGATGCTCCAAAGCGTATTGGCGCTTGGGCTGGTCATAATCGAGCATACCGATGAAGGCTGCCTGGTCCTTCAAACTTTTCCCGCCGCGCTTCTCATCGAGACAATAGGCCATCAGCTCTGTGTCAGCGTAATAGAAGCCACGCTTGCCGCCCAGCCAGATGTTGTGGAGAACTCCAGCATAGCAGTAGTCGTACTTTCCGTAGTGCGCCAGCCAATCAATGTCCGGGTCCTCCCACAACTCCTTCATTGCCTCCAGATATGCCTCTGCCGAAAGACATTTGCCCAGACCAACTCTGGAGGATATTGGCAGATAGGCTCCAATCCGGTCACCCCAGGAGAATCCTACACAGCCAAGCTCTGGCTTCCGGTGCTTCGCATAGGGGGAGAGCGTACTACCTTCAACGTCTGTTGCCGGGTATTTCGATTTCTTGACGGTGTCTACGACTTCCTTCAGGGTCTTCTCGTCCTGCACTACAATCTTTTCGAACTTCTCCCGGCTTTCACTTTTCCTCGGGTAGGCGAGGTGCTTGGCGAGCTTCAGCGCTGCCAGGAACTTCTTGTAGTTTTCTGGAGTCTCGTTGCGGAGGTACCACGCAGGGTGGAAAGATATGACGATTTTCCATGGCCCCACGATAGTCTCGCCATGGAGCTTCATCACCCCCTGGCGATTCAGGATGCTCTTGAGCGGGGTGGCTCCGAGGAGGACTATAACCTTCGGCTGGACAGCACGTATCTCGCGGAGGATATGTGGGCGGCAATGGCTGATGGCACTAGCTGGAAGCTTGTTCTCCGGTGGCCGGCAGCGGACTGCATTGCTGAACCGGCACCGCTTCGGGTCTATACCAACTTCCTCGATTGCTTCCCGCAGGATTACACCTGCTCTCCCGGCCCACGGGAAGCCCTGCTCATCCTCATCGGCACCAGGAGCCTCACCGATGAAGAGAATATCTGGATGCTCACTCCCCTCCCCGTTCATGATGGGAGTGTTACAGGTCTGATAGAGCTGACAAGGCTTGCAGAACTCGTCAGGCTTTCGGATTATGTTGAGGGATGGCATTTTTGGCGTCTTGGAGAACCACTTCGAGCAACGAGAAGGCTCTGCTCAATTCCGATTCTGTAACGTAGACACATAGGATTCTGATTACCGCCATTTCATTCAGCCCCATAGAGGGGTAAGATGTTGAAAGCTCCGTCAGGTTCGCAGCATATCGGGTATCACTAGGCGGTCTGGTACTACCTTCCCGAACTGCGCTAATGAGCTTGGCCAAATAGTGCATGGCCTTTTCGAGGTCCACCACCCCATTCTTCTCTCGCCAGCGGCAGATGTACTTCGTGATTTGTCCCTCAAAATAGCCAAGGCCATTGGCTAGAACAAAATCCCAGTGCTGGAAAGCCCGGAGCTTGTAGTGACCCCCACCCACCTGTTGTTGATTGACACTCCCTACCAGCTTCTCCAACGCAGCGTTTCTCGCCTTGAAGTAATCCTCGTTGCTCATTACGCCTCCAGTTGCTCCCCCATCGAGGGAGCCAGACTAATATCGAAGTGGAAAGCGTTCTTGGCCTTTGCCCGCTTCCTAGCCTCATTCAAGGCTGCGGTATGGCAGCCGGATTTGAAGAATGCAGTCTCTACCTCGAACCTGCCAAGGAAGTGCATCCTCAGTTCGTACCAGTCCTGCCGGAGAGTCGGAGCAGGCATCTTCTCCTGGTTTGGGGTTGTCATAACCCTCGGCAGGAAGTTATGCTGCTGCCTAACGGAGCTTCTAGGGCGGAAGCGTGTCACTTCCCTAGCTGGCTGCGTTCTGCGTACCTTCTTGCCCTTCTTTGCTGGCCCTGTCTTTTTCCTTTTCTTCATCGAGCATCCTCACGCAGGTGGAGTGAACTTCTTTAGCAATTCCGTAAGTCTTGTCCTCGTAATACATCAGTACCAGCTCGCACAGCGGGTCCGGGAGGGCCATGATGTAGGAACAGATTCCCAACCCCATTCCGATTGGAGTCTCTTTCACCATCCGGTAAATCCAGAGCATCTCTGGGATTAGCGCCTGCCAGTAATAGGCTTTAGCCTTGGGGCCACGCTGTCTGCGGTAGAATCCAACAAGGTCATCCCCTTCCGAGGACAGCAGTTGGTTTACAGATTCATTGGCAATCTCGAAACTCCGCTCATTGACTGGAGAGAAGCTCGGAACAGCGAGGGCCTTCACCGTTGCCCTGTACATCTGCTCATTCTCATCGAAGGCTTTCGCAATCAGGTTCGCAAGAGTGGGCTTGTAAAGCTCCAGGTAGTAGTGGAGATTCTGAATGACATAAGTCAGCTTGCCGATTCTCGCCCCCAGTGCCCCAGCGACGTAGGCATGAATATGGGAGAACTGAACTGCATTGTGCGGCGCTCCCCAGATGAGGTCGCAACTCCTCTGCACGACTGTCTGATATAGAACTCCGTCCCGCAGCCGATAGTAGATGAGGTTGTTGCAGGGATAATCGTTGGAGGGAATGTAGTTGTCCCTATCTGGGTCCCAGAGGCTTATCACCGCCTGACGGGAATACGGGTCTTTCTGAAGCTTCTTCACGGCCCACTCTATCTGGTCCAAATGCATCCAGCTACAGTAGTTATTCGGCCACTTCCGTATCCGCAGCCCATAGGCTCCGTGGAAGTCTTCCTTCCCTTCATCAGCGAACTTCCGCATGTTCGAGTTGAAGTATGATATCCACTCCACATTCCCGTTGCCTGAAAGAATCCAGACAACCTCTGCCAGTGCAAAGAATGGATTGAAGACACGGCCCGGAATCACCATCCAGCAATGCCCTGGCCCCTCGTATTCGAGGCAGACAGGCTCTGCCAGTTCCAGGCAGGGTCCGTGCCTGGTAGGAATCTCCTTCCCGTTCCTGGTGATTTCTCGGACTAAGGCAAGATACATGTCGCCCAGCCCTTTCCCCTTGTAAGTTTTCATTTGTTCGCTCCCGAATAGATAGAACGCTTAAGAGAGCGTGGAAAGCGGAGAGTATCCTGGATATCACCAGTGCCATCGTAGAGGGAGCGTGGCCGCCCCTCTCCCAGTCGCACTCGCTCGTATTTGTCCCACTCGCAGCAGCAGTTCTGTATGTCTTGGGCGTGGAGCTTTGGGAATCCTGCTTCTGTTACCTTCTTATTGATTTTCTCCTGGAGCTTGCCGAGACACTTCTGCCAATCCGTTCGCTTCCATGGAGCCTTCACATCATTCCCCATCACGCGATTCAACCCTCGCTGGCTCCCCGGTCCTGGCGTTGCCCACGCCCACCAATCCTTCGCACAGAGCAAGGGCCTTACATATTTCACATCAGCAACGACTTGTCCAGTCATGAAGCTGCCCATGTCCTTGTATCCGGAAAGGCGGGTGTAGAAGTCTGACAAGCGGTCATCTTCAACAGGTCGGACTTTCTCCCTATCCTGCCATAGTGGGCTGAGGACTTCTGCTGCTAGGTATCGGGCCTTGCCGATGTTATCTGGCCCTGCGTGAATCATGTAGGCTCCGGTGAAGACTTTCTCCCCCAGTCCCTTCCGTCTCTCTAGGACTTCTATAAAGTGCTGTGGGTGCCAAGGGATTGGATACCTCAACACCGCGAGAGTATCTGGCCAGTTAACTAGCCGCGCCACGCACATAGCAAACCAGAGGTCCGGGTCATCCTTATGCGGCTCCCGCCAAGCCTTCGCTATCCAGGTGGTGACTGTATCCAATTCGCGGTACACGTTACAGAAGCGATACTGCTGGAGGATTTTGTCACGGGTCCACGGTTTCGGCAGGCCTTCCTGCCTCCGTCTGTAGATTGCGTGGCGTTCAAGGATGAATCGCAACAGGGGTTTGTAATCCATCAGTTTTCCCGCTTGGCTCCGAGATACCGCCGGAGGGCATTGGCCTGCTCCAGAAGCTCATCGGCCAGCTGGTCCTCTTTGTAGGTGTAGAAGGCTTCCATGCGGGACTTCTCCGCCATACCTTCAAGGGAAGTGATGACAGTCGAGATGTCGGTGGTCTTCTTTTTCTTCCGGCATTCCGTGCAGCGCTTTGGGAGCTGGATTTTGGGGTCCTTCTCCTGGAGGGCCTTGAAGAAGTCAATCTCGTTCTGGTACATCCCCCATTCCTTCCCGCACTCCTTGCACTTCCCTCGGGGAACGAAACTGCCTCTTGTTGAATCTTCCTGCTGTTGCACGTTAGTGGCCATCGGTCTCTCCTAACCATCTCAGAACTGTATTCAAGGCATCCCGGTGATTGATTTGCCGGACATCCATGCCCACTTCCTTCAGCCGCTTCTCGCTCCCCAGAACTGCCTTGTGCTTCGGGATAACGGACTTGTTAGGGTCCAGTGGTCTCGGGTCTCCCCGGATTTCGCGGCGCTTGGCTACCCGCTTCAGACATTTCTCCAGCGGAGTATCCATGAACCCGAATATCCAACGGGTGTTGGGAAGGTCCTTTGCGAGGTCTACCCACCGCTGCGTGACCGTTGCAACGATGGCCCCCTCGAATACAATATTCCCTGCTTTCGAGGAATTCCGAATGAGCTTGCATATGTAGTCGAAAGGCTTTATAGATTCTGCCTCCGCTACGGGTCCGATGGCATCACAGCCTCCAGTGGTAATGCGGTAAGGGCCAACCAGGAATGTTGGCACCCCCGGAGTGTTCAGCCAGTATCCCACGATTAATTTGTCACCGCCAATCCTCTGGATTTCGAGAGGGACGCCTTTGAACTTCTCCAGAAGGGTCCGCGCCAGCGTGGTCTTTCCAGAACCGTTTGTTCCCCGGATGTTGATGACAATATGCTTCCGATGGAGGCGCGGGAATCGGTGTGTGCGGGGGAACCTCTTTCTGATTGGACTGAGAATCGCATCGCCTATAACTGCCAAATCACTCATCTTGGAAACCTCATCGGTGAAATTTGTACCAAACTACCGCTGGTGGCCTCTTTGTCATACACGGAATGCTTGTAGTCGGAACTCCTGAGTGCCCCTGCCGCGCTGAAGAGCTTTGACCCACAGGCTCCGACTCCACCATGATCATCAGCGCAGTGGAGGCATCCGGACGGTGGACATTCCTCTACTTCCTTGAACTCCCCTTCGTCATCGCGGGTGAAGAGGGGAACTCGATGGCCGTGGCACTGGTCTGCTGTCAGGTAGTCGCGGCCCACGCTCACCCCAGTCCTGCTGGTTATCTTGCCGTCCTCGTCCCGCTCGAATTTGTATTCATAGCAGGTCGCCATCGTGATGCCGGCTTTCCGGCACTCCTTCGTATACTTATCTAACGCGTGCAGGCGGTATTCCTCGTCAATGGTAGCCTGTCCGCCGATGTTGCAGGTCATCAGCTCCCCGAACTTTTTGCCATAATCCCCGAACTGCTTAATCATCTTGTCAATGAGAGCTGCCTTGTAGGAGTACGCAGTCTCCACGAACTTGAAGATGATGTGGTCCGCTCCTGCCTCGGCTAGAACGTGAATCAGGTTACAGATGTTGTCGTTGTCGGTCACACCAGCAATGATTGGGTTACACTGGATGGAGATATAGATTTTCGCCTTGTGGAGTGCCCGTACCTGGTCAATCATATCCTCCAGCTTGATGGCCCAGGGGGAAAGCCTCTTCCACTGTTCTGGGCTGCTGGTGTTGATAGACATCTGGGCGTAGGAATAGCGATTCCGCCTTAACAAGTCATAAGCCCAGTCCGGGTACTTGAGGCGGGAGAGAAAATAGACTGGCAGGCCTTCCCGGTCAAATGCTTCCGCGCATCCCTGGGAGTTGTGATAGATTTTCTCTAGAGGAATGAATGGGTCTATGAAGGAGCAGATGTACCCTGCGGCTGAAGTCTTCCACCGCTTCAGTTGTCTGGCGACCTGCTCCCCATAGTTATGAGGGACTGTGGTGAGTCCCTGTGCCCGGTATCCCCGGACTCCCGCGTTGATGTAGCAGAACCCACAACCCACGGAGCAAGTGCCTCCGTAAGGTTCTGTCAACACGGATTCTGTCATGCAAGGTCTTGGGCGCACCCCCTTCGGCTCAAACTTTGCCTTGTACCAACCCTGGAGTGGTTTGGCATCCGGAATGATGATGTGAGGGATAGGGTCTAGGAAAACCTTCACGGATTTCCGGTTATCCTCGGCAGCGTTTCTGACCATACCGATGTCCCAATGCTGGAATCGCATTCCTGTCTCTTCGTCAACCTCGACAGGACCTTCCGCCTGACGCGGTTCTGCTCGGTGGAAAAACTTATACTTGCCTTCTTCATCTAATAGGTCGTAAGTGTTTTCATCATGCATTGCATTTGCCTCTACCCAAAATTACTTGTGCTGCACTTCCTTCGGCATCAGTTTCAAAAGCTTCTCGGAAGTCTCTGTCGGATGCCAGTTGAGAGCCTCACGAATTTCCACTATATCTTTCCCAATGCGGTAATGTCCTCCGCGATAGCTGTGCCACTTGCAGAGGATAGTCTCCACCTCCTGTACGCCAACCTGCCGGTCATAGAATGGCGGGGCTTTGTACTTCTTGAATTTTGGGATGAGAGCTTCTACTACTTCCTGCGTACTTGGAGCCGGGTCATCCTGATTCTCACTCCACAGCTCCTCCATTTTCTGCGCTGCTTCCCAAGCTCCTTTTTTTGGAGAATCATAGAGTTCAAGCTCAGATGGTTTGAACTGTATTGGAACTCCAAGGCAGCGGTCCACCATGTCTGCGACCTTGAAGCCAATCCAGGGTCCGAACATGACCCATTCCTTCTTGACAAAGTCTATGAAGTCCTTGCTGGTCCGCTTTCTATCAAGGAGGTGCCTGATAGCATTCTCCGGCTGGCCGTAGGTGAACATGAATTTCTGGATGGCAACCTTCGCCTTGTCTCCCCGGAAGTGTCTACGTTCTGTCCCTCGTGGTGCTCGTGTTCCCTCAACGAGGGTGAGAGCCTTGTCGAAGAATTCGGTTTCCTCCTTCTCAGAGAGGTAGGATGCGACGCCAGCGTGATAGAACCACCAGTAAGCCAACAAAAATCTCCTAAGTTGGTTTTTTGGTAGAGTGTTCTTGTTGGCGATGATGTAGATGGGGTCCAGGTCCTCAGTCTTTAGTAACTGCTTTCCGAATTCAACGCAACCCATCATCACGTCCACCTTTTCAGGTTCGATACCGCCTGCTCGATGAGGCGGATGGACCTGGTGCATTTCTGCCCCTTCAAAAACATGGGGTCTGGGATAGCGGGAATGGGTGGGAGGAGGAACTCCCCCAGGCAGCCGAACTTCCGGTGCGGACAGTCGGGGAACTTCTCCTGCAATCGGTCGAGGTGGTTGGGAATCATATAAAGGATGGAATCGGCCCACCCGATTTCCTTCTCGGTTACAAGCTTCGACTTCTCCCAGTCCGGTAGGGGGTATCCCATCGCAGCTAGGGTCTCCCGGAGGCGTTCAGGGACCTTCCGCCCGAACTTCCCCCCGTAGACTCCCGCCGACTGGGTTTGCAGCCCTACAACCTTCCCTATTGCAGCTGCGGCTTGGCTACGGTAGAGGTTAGCCGTGCAGATAAATAGGACCTTCATAATACCCCTTTCCGGCCCTATTAGGGGCCTTCTAACCTTCCCGGATAAGCCCTTTCCTTGCATTTAGGGGGCTCAGGGAGGGGTTTTAGCCTACCGGACGGACGGATAGCCCTCCCCGCCTATATCGGCCCTTCGGATAGCCTTCTCCCGGATAAGCTTTTCAAGGGTAGCTGCTACCTCGCTCCGGGTCCGATGCTCTAGACGGGTCTGCTGGAATATCGCGTCCTGCTTGTAGTCGTATGGGTGGAACTTCTGAAAGACGAGATTCGGATGAGACGCCAGAATCTGGTGGACGTTCTTTCTGGAGATTAGTGCGGCGCGGAGAAAGAGCCACGGCCAGCGGAACGCACTGTAGAGTTTCCGCCACTCTATTGACATTGTAAAGCAGCGGAATTCTATAGTATCTGTCTTCAGGAGGTGGGCTAGATTCACTCCGGCCCTCTGGACCAGATGCCATTGGAGGCCAGTCTTTGCTGAGAACGGCGCGTGAGCATTCAGGAAGTCCTGGGGGCTTTTCGCGTCGATGAGCTTCTGGTATACAGCGTCACTGACCTGATAATGATGGGACCTCTTGCGCCGTTTATAGCGTCGCCACATGCCATCAAATTCCGGTACGTCTACAGACCTGTAGCAAACTTTCGGAGGTTCCGGGATAGGGTCAATCCTCTCGTACATGCTTGGGGCAAAAGCCCGGATGTACATAGCCAACCTTTTGAGGCTTTTCAAATCATCCCGCAATCCGGGCAGCCGAATATGGACGTGAAGGTTGGTTGACCAGTTGACGTTCGCTTCCGGGTGGAGCTTGATAACATCCATCGCCAAGTCCACGAGTCTCATAGGCGTGCGCTTTGGCCCTATGTGGATTTCACTCCCGTAGCGGTTGAGCTTTTTCTTCGGGTCGTTGGCCACTCCGTTGGAGTTGCAGATAGAGTAATCACGAAAATCCCACTCAACATCGTCGTATGGGAGTGGACCTCGCGTGTCGATGTCGGCAAACTCCAGCTCTGCGCCAAATGTGATGCCTTCCCAGTCAAGTTTCATCTACGCACCTATGTTCCAGAACAGAATTTTGCCTTTGTGGAATTTGTCCCGCTTCCGGAGGAGCCATCTCCAGCACTTCAAATCGTAATAAATGTTACAAGGAAAGTCTGGTGTTGGCCCTTTCCGCGCCACGTCTGAGTAGGCATAGCCTTCATCCACCAGCTTGATTTTCCTGCTGGGGTATTTCGGAGCAGCAGCTTCGAGGTACTTCCTCACCGCGTCGTGGCTGCGGCTGTAGCCGAGGTGAATATAGATTTTGGGGAACTCATTCTTGTCCTGTAACCCCTTGAGGACTCCTGCTGCGATGGTTCCGGAGCTGATAGGGATAACGACATACCGGAACTTACTGGTACCTGTCACCTTGACTTCGTTGGCGGTCTCGGTGATACTCTCTGGGAGCTTAAGCGCATTGGGCATCAGGTATCCGCCGTGCTCCGTCATGTAGGCTCTTGCCTGATGGTAGAGAATAGCAGACCTGCCAGCCGGCAGCTCGACAAGCTTGGCTCCGAGCTTCTTGGATTTCCTCTGGGGCCTGCGAAGCTCTCCATCTTTGTCCTTCGCATATTTCGGCCAGAAGTTGATACATTTCTTTCCGAGCAGCTGGCAGGCGGCAGCGACAGCCCAGCCTGCCTGCGAGTGGAAGGTGTCGAGGACTCCGATGATTTTCTCGGGTCTCTTGCGAATATGGGCGAGTACCCCCCGACATTTGCTGAAGGGGGGCCACCCGCCGATGGAACATTCTTCCTCGTGCTTGACATAAATCCCGTCATGCTTCCGGACGGGAGTGCCAAACACGAGGGCGTTGTTGTGTTTGGGCATCAAACTGTCTTTCGCCCCTCAAATTTCGGCTCATCCCAAACTTCCAGGTAGTAGTAAGCATCTCCGACATTCAGAACCAGGAATGGGTCTGGCCACTCCTGAGTATATTCTCGGGTCAGATACTCCACCTGGAATTTGGAACCTGGGATAGCTGCCTTGACTCTGAGGGCCGTTTGCAAGACGTGGATTGGTATAGGCAAGTTGTAATTTTCGATTTCGGTCATAGCCCAGCGCCAATCTCCACGCCCGTAAAATAAAATGATGGCACCCAAACCGCACATGGCGCCAATCGCCAAGGGGATGGTGACTATGTCTTGTGAGTTAGCAAAATGGGAGTAGGCATAGGGGGTAGCTATCCCATACAGAAGGGCAGCCAGTGCCAGGAAAATCAGACTGGCCTGCCTCCTGGCCTTCAGCGCTGCATGCATTGCTTGCTCTTTATACAACTCAACAGACTCCATTGTGAATGGGTGGATGTCCAAGGAGTGGATAATAGCAAGGGCAGAGTCCGCCTTACTCTTCCCCAAAGCGTGGTTGTATCCCAAGCTGGCTGCGGCTTTGCTTGCGATGTCTCCGAAAAGTTCTTCCACTTCCACTTCCTGATATTTCGCTCTGACCAATGTTTCCATCGTCTTCCTCCTCAAATTTTCGAAAATAAAAAAGGCGGGGCTGCTCTACCTAGATAGAACGCCCCGCCTTTCTGTTGCTGCCCGACTGCGACCCCGAAACTTACTCTGCCGTTGCTGCCGCTTTCTTGAGAAAGACAGAGAGCTGTTTGCCGACAGCGTCAGCCTTCCCCCCGAATTGATACTTGCCACTGCCCTTCTTCTCCCAGTCTGAGGACATGCCCAGGGATGCCGGCTTTTTCTCCGTGAAGATAGTCGTGGTGAACTCGTCTGAACCAGAGTTGGAAAACAACACGAGGCGCGTGCCGTTCGCCTTCAATGCGACGTAATTGCCCACCAGTGCCTTCTTCTTGAGGCCCATCTCCTTGTAACCGCTCCTCTTGAGGGCTGACTTGAGTCCGGAGGACACTGCGACATCCGCCCCTTCGGACTCCTTGTGGTGTTTCTCCTTCTTGTCGTGCTTGTCGTGGTGCTTCTCTTTTTTGCTCACTTCCTCTTTCTCCTTCTCCGGAGCCTTGTCGCGCTCCTTCTTGTCTTTTTTCTTCCCCTTCTTGGTGGTCTCCTCTGCCATGCGCGCCTTCTTAACTGCGATGCAGTTCTTCGACTCGACACAGCGTTGGCATTCTGGGACATCTGGGTCCGGGTATTTCCCGAAACAATCTTCAATCCCTGCCGGAATGGGGATGGATGGTGCACGCGGCTTGTAGGTGGCTGCGTCAATCTTGACGAGGGAAGAGGACCCCTTTTCGGAGTCCTCCTCGCTGCTGTCGTCTGACGAGTCGCCTGAGGAATCCTCAGAGCTATCGTCAGCTTCGGAGCTGTCATCGCCCTTTTTGCCGCCCCCACCTTTGGGTGGTTCGCTGTCGTCACTGTCATCGCCAGAGCTGTCTTCGGAGGAGTCATCCTTTTCAGAGGAATCACCTTTTTCGGAAGAGTCATCCTCTGAAGAATCATCCTTTTCAGAGGCGTCCTTTTCCGATGAATCATCACCCGGAGCTTCGCTGCTGTCGTCTTCAGAGCTGTCGTCTTTTTCTGCTGGGGCCTCAGAGCTATCCTCGGAGCTGTCTTCCGAGGAGTCGTCTGCTGCCGGTTTCGAGGGTTTTTTGCTGTCCTTCTTGCTGCTGGGTTTGGTCTCTTCAGAGCTGTCATCCTTCTCTGGCTCTGCGGATGCGTCCTCTGAAGAGTCGTCTGCCTCCTTCTTGCCGGGCTTGGACTTGTTCTTCTTTTTCTTACCTGGGTCTTTCTTTGAAGCCATCTACTGTCCTCCCTCTGTTTGCTATTTGTATTTCCTCTACAACCCTCCGTACATCGCTGCTGTCCATCCCGAGGTACTGACAGATGTGCCGCAGCCTGACACGGAATCTTTTTGCGTCCTTTACCTTTTGCCCCTGGGAGATGAGCTTGTTCTTCCGGCAAAAGTCCATCCAGGCGAATTGACAGACTGGAAGGGGTGGATTGATTAAGGTCCTGAGAAACCGTCTGGCCTCAGGGGTTAGGTACGGATATAGGTCCACCGCCTTGTCCTTCACCATTTCTAGGAACGGGTCGGTCACCTGTTTCTGTTTGACGTTTTCTGCCTCTGCGAGTTCTACTTCGAACCCATCCCGGCTATGCGTCCTGTCGAATCGGGACAAGTCACGAAGCTTGTTGTACAGAGACCGCTTGAAGTATCTGGCGAAAAATATCTGCCCGTCAGGAAAGTCTCGGCAGCACTGAACGAGGATGAGCAAGCCCTCCGCTTCCAGTTCTTCCTTTGACCTCCGGAAATGTCCGGGCATAGCGTAATGATTAGCTGCCCAGCGGATGAGGTTCTTGAACCGCCGCAGGGCCACTCCAACATCATATGGCAATTTGGATTCTCCCGAGCGAACTTCGAACTGGTTGAAAGTCTATAAGGTGGTGTGTGAAGAAGCAAGGAAGATTTTCCCCTATGTCTTAGCGGCTTTTGCTGCGTTTTGTTTTTCCGCGAGGCGGGGAAACCTTTGGATGCGCGGAAACCTTGGCTCTCTTGGGATGCGCTTTATTTTTCGCAATGCGTCCTCCGTGTAGCTGACGTACTCGACTCTTACTGGCTTTCCGTCTCTTCTTGGGACGGATAGGACCACGTGCTGGCGTTGCTTTTCCAGGTCTACGCTTTCCCCGAGGAATTTTGCCTCTGGGATTTTCCTTCTTAACCCTTCGAAGGTATGCCTTGCGTAACTTGACTTCGGCTCTTGCGAGCCTCTTTGGGAAGCTCTCTGAACCGATGAGCTTCTTGCACTTGAGGCAGCGAACGCTGTGCTCATTTTCAACCTTCTCTCTCCCCGATGGACAATGGCACTGCTCGGTCGGCACTTCCCTCGCAAACCTCAGAGGCCGGGGATACCTCTTGATGCTCCGGGGGATTCTAACGGTTAAAATTGACCAGAACCAATTTTCTCGGGTCTGGTCTTTTTTGTTCCACACCTGGGCACCGAACTTCGGAAGCATCTTATAGACTTGTCCTGTGTGGCCAGTGACAGTATTGACTACCCAACTCACTCCGGGTATGAGATGCTTTTCACCATAGGAACTTTCCATTGGGACTCCTTCAACTTGATAGAACGCTCGATTTCACCAAACTTGCGATTCCTGGTCTTGTGCCTGGCATTCACGACTATCGCAGGATGTTTGGAACCAGCGCAAACGTTTCCCACAATAGCAATCTCTACAAAACCACAAACTAAATATGCGACGGAGCAATTCCATAAAAAATCCCTCCATTTACCTACTTCCCCTTTGTGGTTTCAAAATCCTCCGGCGCGGAGTAGTGGGTGTGCCCTGGGAGTTTAGCTATCGGGTAAGGCAGCGTGACTTCCAGGCCTTCGGCTTCCCGGTACTTTGCCCAGAGGTGGCTGAGGAAAATCTTCACCATCTTTCGGCGGGAGGCCATGTCAATATGCTTGAGGGTCCAATCCTTCCGGTTTGCCTTGTAGTAGTCCTTCGCGGAGTCGTACACCCTTCGGTAAGGGCTACCGCAGCGGAGGAAGCTCCCACCGATGAGGAAGCAAGTGGATTTGAGGCGTGGGGAGTAATCAATCTTCACCCCCTTGCGGAGGCGTTGAATCTGCCAGTTGGGGCTGAGTCTGAGGGCTGTTTCTGGCTCGGCTCCAACCCCCGGATGAAATTCCACAACGTGCGCCAGGGCAGCGTCGTGGTCTGCAAATGGAGCGATAGAGTATCCACACTCGGTGCACTCCCACTTCTCACCCTCTCCCTGCCGCAGTCCCTGGCCGCAGAACGCCCAGAGGTTGGAGACGTGGGGGGCTTTCCTGATGTCAATCTCACTTAGCAGCTTGCCGGCGAGAGTGGGGCCAATCCCCTTCACTTTCTGAAGCCACGGCCAGACCTTATAGTTGTCTAGCTCGGATTCGATTTCATCAAAGGCTTTCCGTTCGATGGTGTGAAACTGGTCGTGGTAGAACTGGGCCTGCAACAGCTTCGGGTCCTCTTGCGCATCGGCACCACGCTTGATGGCATCAAGGCGATTGCTCCAGCCGATTCGGGATTTCTGGGCTGCAAAATAAGAATCAACTAGTGCGCGGAGGTTTGACCACAGTTTGATTTCCTTCTCTTGCGTTTCCATCATCTTTTCTCCTTTTCAATTCACTTATCGTACACCGGATTGCTTGAGAGTCTTGGTTCACTATGTCACTTCGGGTTTCTTGGCTCGACCTGGCTCACTGCCCTTCTCAAGGCTTCTCGTTCTGAATGATTCACTGGTACGAATTGGATTTGCTATTGTTCATTGGTTCATTCGACAAGTTGGACTGCTTGTGATGACGATTTGCTATTTGGGAAACAGGAATCGGACTGCTGCCAGCACAACGATTGTTGGAATGAGCCAATACCTCTTCCTGGCAATCGCTACACCAACCGCTTCCTTTAGGAATTCCATCTTTCTCACTCTCCTTTCAAGATATGAAATAGCTCGCTATCGTGAGTCGGATTGCTCTTCGGAGAAGGCTCACTACCCATTATCGGGTTGCTCAGTTAGATGCGGTTACTTTTTCTTGGGGGCCTGCACCTTCACCTTCCGGTCCACGTATTCCTTCAGCGGCTTGGCTGGCCGGAAGCGAAGCTTGTTGGAGGCTGGGCGTGCCGCAAACATCTTCTTCTCCCCGGTGAAGGGGACAATTCCCTGCCGTTTTGGGAGTGCCTTCCGGTAGGCTACACGGATGATGCCGAGGTCCGGAAGCCTCATGACCCGCTCGTGCTTGAGTTCGTAATGGATTTGGGACACCAAAGCCTCGTACACCTGCCGGATGAGCTTCCTCGACTGGCCTGTTGACCTTGCTAGCTGTGAGTACAATTTCATTTCTTTTCCTTCCTCTTCTTCCCCCTGGCGGGGGATTTTGATGATTGGGATTCCCACTGCGTCCTTCTGAATATCCGCCCCAAAGTGCTCCATCAGGACTGCAACGATTTCTTCTGGGAGGGAGTCCTCACGGCGGTTGTGGAATTTGAAGCGGACAAGTTCGTACAGCTGCGATTTGTCCGGAATGTTGGGGTAGTCGATGCCAAGCAGGAGATAGATGTTAGCTGTCTCCAGGTCTGCCTTGGCACCTCCGTGGCGTAGGCGCTCCAGCTTGTCTTCTTTTTCCTGCCGGAACTGGCGGTTGGCGGAGAGGCGTTTCTGCCTATCCTCCGCTGATTCTTTTGCTGGGATAACCCGGAAGGCGTAGGCCATCAGCTCACTTATCCAGCGGCGAAGTGCCGATGGATAATTCCTCCCGCTCTGCTGCCCTCACCTTCTTCGCTGGGGGATTGCAGACCTTACACCGGCACGTTCCAGGGACGTGGTTCTTATGCTTCCCATGGAGGCATGGTGTACATCTCGTCATACTGCTGTTGTCGCTCACTTCTTGTCTCCTTTCTGGCGGAGGAATTCCACCAGGTTCTCCGTGTGCTTGCATAGGTGGGGGACGGCAGCCAGTACCGCTAGAGGGGCACGGAATCTTCCTTCTGGGCAGTCGCAAAACTCGATGGTCTGGCTGGTCTTCGGATTGACGAGCAGCTGGCAATAGTAGGACTTGCCGGAGTCTCCGCTCGTCACCTTGTAAATGAAGACAGCCCAACCGTCTGGAAGGGCTGTCTTCACGTCGTCACGCGTGTACGTTAGGTCGTATTTCCAAAGAGGCATCTGTCGTTCCTCCTGCTTGACTGGCTACGTAAAGAAGTGCTTCGAAGAGAAGTCTTCCGACTTCCGGGTTGGTTTGAGCTACCTTGAATATTTCATCGAAGGCTTGCTCATCGTTGCTCTGGAGGCTGATGACGAGGCATTCGAAAACGAATCGTTCCCAGTTCTTCATCGGCGGGTGTGCTCCAGTTCTGTATGGACGGCCAGCCACCGCCAGCGCTGGGCACCAACGAGTTGTTGCGGTGGAAGTACTCCGCATCCGGGGTGCCTACATTGGATGCGAAGGCCGAAGTAGCTACCTGCGCGCAAAGACTCGTAAACCTGCTGCCACCCCTTCGGCAAGAGTGGCGAAAGGTACGCCGATGCTCTCCGCGTACCCACGAACGATTTGCTCAATCTTGCCGGTGAGGTATGCCTTTTGAAGGTCGATGGCATGGTCAAGAGTTTCCGTGCTGTTGCTGTGTTGTTTCGCATTCGCCTTTCCTTTCCGTTTTGGATTTGACTCACACCCCGCCTTCGTGATGCTTGAGCCATCGAGGAGCTTGAGGCTCTCTGCACCACTTACAAGGTTTCTTTGTTGCTGGTATGCCTTTGGGCATTTTCTGTACCGCCTTTCTCTTCCTGCATGTCCGGCAAGGGTGCTACCCCTAGAGCCGATGCAAGCTTGTTGTAGACATCTCTTACGGTCGTATCCGTGAGATGGATGGTCTGGCAGCCCTTCACATTCTGGCCGTTCACCATTTCGTCAATGCGGATGCGGATGACTTTGCCCGGTTTTTCAACGACTCGCATGTCAGTTCACCATCCCTTTCGGGGAGGCGTCCACCGGAGACTTCTCCAGCCCTTCCAGGGTTAGCATATCAGCGGGCACGGCCAGGACGTGGCCGACTTCCAGGCTGAGCTTCAGGATGCGGTCTACATCTGCCTGGACGCAGAACGGAGCGTGTAGGCGCTGGAGGCCAGGACGGATGGGGGACATGAAGAGCATGTCGCCTTTTCCGAGCAGTTGCTCTGCACCCTTTGTGTTGAGGATAGTCTTGGAATCCGCTTGCGACGGTACACCGAACGCTACGCGGGCAGGAAAGTTGACTTTGATTCTCCCGGAGAGAACGTCAACGGACGGACGCTGCGTTGCGGCTATCACGTGGATACCGGCAGCGCGGGACATCGCAGCCAGCTGGGCCATCTTATCGGAGAAGGATTTCTTCTCCGTGAGGATAAGGTCCGCCATCTCGTCAATCACTACCACGATGTACGGCCACTGGTCTTCAGCGGTCAGAGGATTGCCAGTCAGCGGGCTCAAGTCTCCCCGCTTGCACTTGTCGTTGTACTCCTTGAGGTTCTTGACCTTCATGGCGAAGAGGTTAGAGGTCCTGCGCTTCATCTCCTGGATAAGCTTCTCCATGATGTTCAGCGCTTCGTAGACTCCAGCCACTGGGTCCTGCATCAGGTGGGGCAGACCTTTATAGTGGAAGAGTTCCACCGACTTCGGGTCCACCATGACAAAGCATAGCTGATGGGCGGTACGGATAGCCAGCAGCGAGGTGATGACGTTGTTGAGGAATACGGATTTGCCTGAACCCGTTGTCCCGGCTATCAGGAGGTGAGGCATCTGGGCTAGGTCCTCTACATACGCCTGTCCGTTTGCCTGCACGCCGAAGTTGATGGGTAGTTCCATATCATCCCGGTGAGCAATCGCGTTCTTCAGGCAATCGCTGAAGCGAATTTCCTGCCTAACCTTATTAGGAACGTCCACCGACATTGCTGCTTTGCCATGGAGCCTGCGGATGCTGATGTTCTCAGCTTCCAGTGCAATCGCCAGGTCCTCGTTGATTCCCATCACGTGCTTCAGGCGGGTGAACTTGTCTGGAGCAAATTCATACTCCGTGACGATGGGGCCCACGTTAATGTTGGTGACCTTTCCAGGGCAGTCGAAGTCTTTGGTGCGGTTCTGGATAAGCTCCACCACGTGCTTCTGCTCCGGAGTGCTCGCCAATTCGCGGGGGAATCGCTGCACGCCCTTCGGGTAGTTGCTCTTCGCATCAGATATGACCAGGGACTCCGGGTCAAACGGGTCCATCAAGCGCCCACAGAGGCAGCAGCGGGTCCGCATGATAGCCACGTAGAAGTCACGGCCAGCGAGGCCAGGGCACTTCTTGCAGACGAACAACTTCACGCCAACGAGAACTTCCTTTGCCACTTTAGACTCCTTCTTTTGGTGCTTTTTGCTCTTCAACATTTTCGTTTCCTTTTCTGTCCTGACTCCCTTGGGATGTCGGACGATGCAGCCAGTCAGCGGACAGTTCACGCCGAATGGGTTGAAATTCTGGAAAGATTTGAGCATAACATCCATCGCAGAGGATGCCATACTCTGTCTCGTGGTTGGCTACTTCTTTGTTGCAGGCTTCACAGAGGTCGTCACGGAATCCCTTAGCCATGTCGCACCGCTGGAGTGACTGGCCGCGCACCTTTTACAGCAGCGTAGTGACCCATTCTGAATCGTCCACGGCCTGTTTGGAATACAACCTGCCCCCCTGCTTCGAGGCGGTCCATAGCGTGGCGCCATGCAGAACCGAAACCCATCGTGTGGGTAACATCCCCTTTCCATTTCCTGAGATGGGCCAGCAATTCGACTTCGTTTCTTCTCATGTCTTGCCGAATCCTCTTGTATGCGTTCATCTTTGTTTCTCCTCTCCGCTTGTCAACTTACGTTTGACAGCGGCTGGGGTGTTCAGCTTTCGAAGACGGTGGGATGCGCAGGCCATCAGTCGAAAAGAATCAGGGGGGATGCGGTACGGAGCGTCAGCCTACTCGTTTCACTCCTCGCATGTGCCCGGATGGATTCTTTCGTGGTGCCTTTGCTTTGCCGTCTGTACATTTCTGAACACCCGAGTCGCTGGGCAGTCACCGTTCCTAGATACTCATGCGGTATCCTCTTTCGAGGGCCTGAGTGACTGCCTGCGCCGTTGAATTGTTTACGGGTTTTGTTTCCACGCAGATATTACCTTTGCTAAAAATTTTATGCCGTTTCATTCGGCAACGATTCTTGCTGTTGGGTTTTGGCAGCAGTCGAGAATCTGCCTGAAGTCTCCTTCCTCTATACGAGCACGAAGCTCTGCGAGAGAGGATGCTTCACCCTGCGAACTTGCCCCCTGCTCTATCTCACCAGGCTGTAGGGTAGCACCTTCGCAATTCCGGAATTTAGCTTTGTAGTTCGCAACCCGCGTCTGCCTCATCCTCTATGGTGCCCCGTTCGCTATGCGAGCGGAAGCTCTACGCTAGTTTTCTTGAGTCGTCACCTGAAAACGTGGGACCTTATAGAAGGACTATTCTGAAGCGGTGGAGTCTGGAATCCTCTCCGGGGGAAACCCCCGGAAGGTTACGCTGCCTTGAGAAGGCTCGAAACGATTTTGATGATTCGTTTCGGAGGGAGGTTATAATGTCCCGCCCTCGAAACCTTAATGAGCCCTCGAATCACCCTGCCCACGTTTCGGTTTTCTCTCGGAAGTACCTTGTGCTTTTTCGTGTTCGCCATGGTTTTTCTCCTTGGGCGATGATTTCGCCCGGAGAGAATTCCCTGACTCCGCTACTCTGCTATGAGGACTTCGGGGAGGGATACTTTCGTTGGGACTTAGCTTTGGACTCCTGCCTGTCGGTTCTTTCCGATTCCAGCGGCCTGTTCGTTTCCGCCTTCCGTCTAACCCTTCGCCTATTCGAATCCGGAGATTCTACGGCTACCGCTATGCGTCTCGTTGAGACTACGCAGTGGGGTAGGAAGGTCGTGCCCTAGCTTTCCGGTAGCGTCTACCGGAGGTCCTTTTCTACTCGCTGCTTCTCCCGAAGCCCTATTTTTTCAAAGAACGATGCTAAAGGCTAACCTTCAGCGTACGGGAATATCTTCCTCTTTCAGGAGGGGGAAGTCAAGCGGAAAATACAGGGAGTTACCCCCCGGAATCATTGCATTTATGCCAGGTTTTGAGGATAGCTTCCGCTTCCGCTTTTCGAGGGGTTACGAAATAGGGCAAAACGAGGGCCAAGAAATTCATAGCCTTTGCCCCGTAAAGCCGGACCCTCCCCCTGCATTTCCGGCCCTTCCCAAACTCTTGGTACCCACCGCCGAACTCCTCATGTACAATCCTCGGCAGGTGCGGCTTAGTCCGCAGCTCAACGAATCCGTGACCAATCTGGGCACGGTCCTCGATGACCAAAGCCAATTGCTTTATCCGCTCCTCATTGGGAACGAGAACTTTCTTACCATTCGCCATACAGGAATTCCCCCTCGTTCTGATTCTTCCGGAACGCTATCGCATTGTCAATCAATTTCCAGGATTTTTCCCGGCCCAGGGAATTCACGTCCTGAGCCTCTGGAGTTTTCACAATCTTTACAGCGGGGACAGTCCCAAATAATGAGGTCGCCATTTTGACGGCTGCTGCTTTCGTGTTGTCTTTTTCCTGTGGGCCATCGAGTACGATTACAACCTCTGCCAGCCACTTCTCAAACTGAAGAATGTAATCCCTCTGCCGCTCTGAGAGAGTTTTCCCAAACACAGCAATCGGGAGGTCCTTTCGGTTTGACAGGGAGGATAGGGTGAGGTTGTTGATAATGGATTCTATGATGATGATTCTCTTCGGACGGATTGCAAGCGGATTGAGCCGGTACACCAGTTCTGTCTTCTTGCTGTACGTGGGATTCCTGAACTTTGGCTCCCGCTGCTTATACCTCCGCGCCTGCCAGTACTGTACGTGCCCCTCATCATCGAGAACTGGAAAGATGAGGTAGCCCCAGAACTTCCCCTCAGTACAATAGCCAACGTGCGCTGCCTTGACAATCGGTTTCGGAAGCCCTCTCTGCGACAGATACATGAACAGGTCAGTCCGTAGGGGTTTGGGGATGTCCGCAATCGGTTTGTACTCATCGGGAAGTCTGACATCCTTCACGATTGCCGGCTTGACTGTCTCTGGGACGCTGTACTCAATCCCCTTTTTCGAGAAGAACGCTGCAAGCCTATTTTCTGTTACACCGCCCTGTCCGGAGTACCAGATGCAATGGGCGTGGTGACAACAACCTACCCGCTTCTCCTCGTTGAAGGAGAACCTACGGCCAGTGTCGTCGCATGCAGGGCAATTCGCTGCAAAGCCTTCTGCGGTCTCTCTCACTCCTGTAAAATATCCGCGCAGCTCATCCATGCTTTTGCTTTCTCCACTTAGCATCAGACTGTTGCTCTTTCTGACTGACAATAAACTTCGAACGGTTCAGGGTTACATCCACCTGTGTTCCGGTCGCTGCGTCTCTGGCGTACATCAGATAGATTCTCGCCTCTTCCGGAGTCTTCTCTGCCTCCTCTTTCGATTGGCAGAGAGCAATCAGGAAGTCTAGGGTGAATAGCTGCGATACGTCCTCTGCAATGTCCTCCGGCCCCAGTCTGTTCTTATTCAATCCTCCGCGATTCGTCTGCGTCGCTGTCCAGACTGGGATGTCTCGTTCTGTCGCCAAAGCCCGGAGGTCCAGCGTGGTCTGACCGATTCGCTCCCTCCGCTCCGTGAAGTTCACGGTTGGCTTGAAGACGCGGATGTAATCCACAAACAGCACGTCAGTCTTGTAGCCATACTCTTGCTCCACACCATCTAGCCACGTGGCGATATCATCGGACGTTGCCTGCCCGCTAGGCCACTGCTGGATGTGGAGATTCCCTTTCATCTGCCTATGAGCCTTCCCAAGACGCTTCTTGGCAAGCTTGCGAAGCTTTTTATCGAACATCAGCTTGGTCGCATCTATCCCGGTCACCATGGAGTCAATACGCTTCCTGTATTTCTCCTTCGACAATTCGCCTGTCGCAATCGCCACGTTTTTCCCCAACCACACTGCCCCGGCTGCGTTCCTCGCTAGTAGCGTTGACTTGCCAACCTTCGTGCCGGCCAGAATGACAGCCAGTTCTCCAGCTCCTACCCCACCACCCATGGCTCTGTCGAGCTTCGGGAGGAAATGGGTCCCAACGATTCCACGGCGGTCATCGTCCCAGCGGTGCTTACTGATGTTGTCCCAATAGTTAATGCCAAGGTTACGGTCGCCACCGCCGATGCTCTTGAGTTGCTCAAACCTCCGATGTATCCGCTCGAACTTCCCTGAATTAAGGTCCTGCTCGGAGTCGAGCAGAGCCTTGCGATACTTCTGGTCCATGGCGAAAGCCATAGCTTTGTTGCGGAGCACATATCGGTCATCGAGGTTTTCATGGAACAGCTCCTTGACTGCCCTACGATACAGCGGCCATACATCCCTGCGGCGTTTTCCGAGATAGTCCTTCACCAGTGCTGACATCGAAGGCCGCGACAGCTCGATGCCGTTCTGAATCTGGCCCCTGAGAACTTCCTTCGCCAGCCGGCAGATGTCCACCAGCACTGGACTCGAAAAATATGACGGCTCAACTACCTGGTATGCTGCTTTTGGTTCCCGGAGATACCACGCCAGCAACTTTTTCTGGAATTCCTCGCCCCATTGGTATTCTGACACTCTTGTCTCCGCTAGGATAGAACGCCCGAATGTCTGAGAATTTCTCCCGCCTCCACTTTGAGGAGTTTGTTCTTTCTGAAATACGTCATACACTCGCGGACAGATGACCACCCCTTCCGGTGTAGCAGGTAGGCAGCCACGAACCAATTGTTGAGTTCTGGCTTGATTGCTGCCATCACAACATCTGGATGGTGGCCTCCTTTTGCTGCCGAACTGAAGACTTTCGTTGAGTCCTCAACCGCTTCGAGGATGTCCTGGTCGCGCTTCATCCCTTGCGACTTCAGCAGGTCCTCCCGCTTTGGGTATTTCTTCTGCTCGCTCTTCACCCGCCACTGGAAGACTTCCCACGCCTTGTCACCAAGAAAGAAATTGGGATGCGGCATGTACCGTGCGTGCTTGAATGCCCCATACTTCCCGCAGACCTTGATGAACAGCGCTGGGTCTATGCCCGCCTTGTTGAGTTTCTGCCCCAGTAGCAGGAACGTCAGTTTGGCATTCTTGCCCCGGTTGGTTTTGTAAACATCGATGTTGTGGATTCGTCTGTCGATGTTCCGCTCCTTCGCCATGCTGTTGAACGTCAGCCGGATGATCTTCTCTGCCAGCTTGTCCCGGCTGTTGAACAGGTATCTTGGAAACCTTCTGACTTTTTTGCGCCTTGGCACCCCTGCATCCCTCCTCTGCGAATACCAGCAGTAGCTGGCTACTTCAGCAGTCTCTGCTATTTCTTGTACTTTCTATGTTACCCGCACGAAGTGCGTGAATACCGAGCGTAAGCGAGCGTATTCAGTAATATGGGGCATTCTCCTGGTTACAGCTAAACTTCGGTGGTACTTGCCAATATTCGGTGATCCCGCGCGAGACGTAGGGATAGGCAGGGGGGTAGCTAATCCCCCTCGGGAGCAATCCTAAGTCCCTGAATGTTGATACGCTCCTGCTCCTTGATATCGAGAAGTTCAAAGTCGTTGCAGAGCCTCTTGACCTCTCTGAAGACTGGAGCAAGCCTGCGTATGATTTCAAGCTCGAACAGCTCCCCAACGATGGTCCTGCTGATATGCTTGACCAGCTCCTCCTTGTTGAGCAGGACCTTGACCTTCTTCTCAACGGCAGGGTCTGCTGAAGGGATGGTCAACTCGATTATGAATTCAGCCTTTTCCGCTTCGTCAATACAGCGGGACACAAGGCTTTGCAGCTCGTAAATCGTAATAGTCATTTTCCCTCTCTCGTAATGATTTTGATATCGCCAATCTGCTCTTTCTGGTAGTACTTCAACCGCTTCAGTGAGTGCCTGAACAGGTAGGTATTTCCCCTGTCAATGAAGTCACTCACGTAGACTTTGTTCTCTCCTTCCTTCCTCCTCAAAGCACGCCCCAGCCTCTGAAGAACCAGCTCCCAACCCTTCCCACCAGCAGCATTTATCCAGGCATCTATTTCAGGAATATCCATCCCCACGTTGAAGATGGAGCTAACTATTAGAATAGAAACGCGGCCCCGCTTGAAGTCGTTGATCGCCTTGTCCCTGAGAGGGAGTGGTGTCTTGCCAGAAATGAATTCCATCCGGAGGTCTACGCACCTCTCAAGCTTAGCAAGTAGCTTCAGACCATGCTTTATTCGAAGGACAGTCACAAGCACACTCTTCTTGTCTCGCCCTAGATAGCGGAGGACCTCATTCACAACAGCGTTGTTGCGCCCCTTGTTCCTGACAATCCCTATCCGGTAGGATTCCATGTAGGTGTCAGCCTCCGGAACATCCACCTCAATGAACCGGAATTCCGGCCTAGCAGACCTTCCGGCATCCACTAGCTCCTTGTTCCGGACTTCCGCTATGATGGGGCCTGTCAACCCCTGGTAGTGGAGCATTTTGGTCTTGCTATTCTTGTCAATCGTTCCGGAGAGGCCGAAGCGCATTGACGCCCCACAGAACTTCGCAATCTGCGTGGCCCAGTGAGCCTTGTTGATGTGGAACTCATCGAAGAACAGGATGTCGCAGCCGGCTAGGAATTTTTTGAACTCCGATCTTTTGAGGAGCTTCGCCCCCGTCTGAACCATGGACACCAGGATGCCCTCTTTTGGAATGCTCTTGCGCCCTGCGCCAACCATATGCGTCGGAATTCTTCCCCCGAGATGCTTCTCAAAGCGTTCCGCTGTCTGTCGTGCAACAGAAATTTGGTGAATGAGGTAAAGGATTTTCGGCACTCTTCCCGTTTGTCTCTTAAACTCCGCTGCGATTGCTGACGCTGCTTCCGTCTTACCAAAATTTGTAGCGCAAAATAGTATGCCACGCCCAGCAGATAGAGCAGAACGAACCACCCCAAGTTGTTCTTCACGGGTTTCCACCTTGTCGTTGAAATCGAACTCCTTGAAACCGAGCTTGAACTCTGGTAGCGGCTTGCGGAGGTCCCGGATTTTCAATTCGCCAGGATAGTGCTCTCGAACGTATCCGAGAAGCCCTGAAGCAAACGTCCTACTCCGCCGGTCATAGAACTTAATCCATTGGGATTGGGCCTTAACCTGTTCTACTTTCTCCTTACGTTCCTTCTTGTCCCTGATTTTGGTGAAGAAATTCACACTCCTGAGGAATTGCAAGGCACGCCACTTTGCTGACTTGTCGGACACACGGAGAATCCGGTAGAGCTGCTTGCGCTCTTTCCCTGTCCCTTCATAGGACGTTCTCGCCTCTCGGACAGTCAGTTTCACTTGAACCTCGGAAACCTCATGGGGTGGATTCTAGCCACTAGTGTCTCCCTTGACCAATGCTCCCTCTTCACGGACTCAACCAGCACGGAACCCAGGCTTACGTTGATTACCTCCCCATACACCCGCTTGTAGGGGAATTTCGTTGTCGCATCGAGTATCATTTCAAACCTATCCCCCGGTTTCAGCCTCCAGAGCTGCACTAGCTCCGCCCGAGGATACCTTTTCAGCCTTACGAAGCGATTAGGCACGTTTCTCCCTCCCGATAGGATAGAACGCCTAAGTTACCCGAAAAGTGTGTCTACAGGCTTGTATCACACGGCAAACGGTATTCGGGGGGAGCCTATAGGGAAGGCGATTCTAGGTAAAGCTGCGGTCTACTAGGACGGTGCCACCAGCACCAACGAAACTGCTTGTCCCTCCGGCTACGAATCCGAAGTTGAATATGTCCGGTTTCGTCTTCCCCGGAGACACCCCAGTGATAGGAGTTACCAATTGAGCGGTGTAGTGAGTTGCGTCTACTTTCTTCACATTACCTATCGGATATATTTTACCAGCAAACTTAACATTTGGGATGATACCTGGGTCTGTGGTTAGGATGACGTAGCCACTATTCTTTACCCCATCGAATATGACTGTAAGTATGACGTAACCACCGAGGCTTCCTCCGGTCAGAGTGTGGTAGTTTGTAAATTGCCAGGAGATAATATTTTGCTGAGTGTCTATGGAGAGGAAGAACGGGTTGATACCAACACCTGCGGAAGGAGCCCAATAGCTGAGAGTAGAATCCGTGCGAGAGAAGGTCAATCCCGCTGGGTCTTGAGTAGCACTGCTCGGTGTAGCACCTGAGAAAGCTAGTAAATCTACAAACCCACTGGTTGAGTTCAGAGACAGTACCAATAGGGGAACAACCTTCCACAGTGTCGCGTTGAAATAGGTATTCGGGGTGACGCTTATCGTGGAAAGGAGATTCCCATTCTTGTAGATAGAGTACGTCAAGGCAGTATCGGAACCGCTTAGGGTGATATTCGTATTTTGTATCAGAAGGTAGACGTTGCCGGCATTGTCAACTGCCATGTCAATGAACACGTCTGCGTTCGTGACGATTGGAGTTCCAATTATAGACAGCGCCAGAATTCCGTTCTGTATTTGCGATAGTCCTGCGATGGAATACAACGGAACTGTCTTGTCTATCACATTGGCTTGGTTGATGTAAAAGTTGAAATTCTTCGGGAGACTCCAGGAGGTCCAGTCAACCTGCTTCGGGAAAGTAGTGGGGGAAGTGTTTGTGGCTCTAACGAAGCCTGCAGCAGTATCAAAGGCCGCTGCTGCTAGGCATCTCCCATTCGGAGAAATAGCAACCTTCCCCAGATACGTCTGCGCACTAAGGCCGCCGACTATGAACTGAAATACTGCTGAGTTCCCAGCATCCTGCAGGAAGATAAATTGCGGATTCGCCGGAGCAGGCAGGTTGGGATTGACAATTTGCGGCCCAAACAAATTTATTACTGATCTCAAAGGGTTGCCCCCAGTGAAGTAGGGAGGTGGCTCGAAAATGGTGGGGGTTGGAGTAGGCTGTGTAGGTGCGGCGTTGAACCCGTTTCCAACCGGGAAGACGATGACCTGCTGCCCCTGGACTACCTGGTAGTTGCAGGCCGCTGTTACACCCCGGCCATCTATCAACACTCCGATTGTCCCATCAGGATTGACCTGGGTCACGTACCCTATCCGATTCGCCTGCGGTTGCTTAAGGGTGGAAGCCTGCTGGAGGATGAGATTCTGTAGAGCGTCCTTGAAACTGCTCATATCGCAACTCGCATTCCTCCGTCAGCGGTGATGACAACTACCTGCTCGTTGAGGACTCGCTGGATTGGTGTACCAACCCCCTGATATGTAGCAGAGCCGGTTTGTACATCAACCGTCCCGTCATTGTTAACAGCGATAACCACTCCCTGCTCCGGAGGGATAAGTTGGCTTGTTACCTGATCTTCCCCAATCGTTTCCAGAATCAGGTCCTGGAGGGCTTGCTTGAAAGTGCTCATCGAGCCACCGTTGACCCAGGGCTGTTACTCCATTTCCCCGGAAGGATTTGATATTGCTCAGCAACAACGCTCACTACTACGCCAGAGCGTGTAAGATTCAAGGAGACGGTGCTGATCCTTCCGCAATCGGCTGTGTCTGCTCCGGGAACTATGAGATGGTCTCCCGGCTGAGGAAGTGAGTTCCGATAGACGTAACTGAGCTGCGTCCGCAACCTGGGGGAATTGACTTTTTGGTAGTTTTGGAAATACGCTGAGAAGTACACAGGGTCTCTAGGGTTCTGAATCGGCGGGTTCACCACCACCACGTTGTTAGAGAGTCCGAAGGGGTTCACGGGATTCCCAACATTGAACGTGGTGGGGAGGACTCTCGGAAAAGTCCACAAGCCAAGCTGTACAGCGAAGAAATTGTCAGCCGCTGTACTACTCACTCCTCCGGGGGGTATAAGCTGCAAACCCGTCTTCACATTTACAATGTTCCCCGATACAATATCAGCCACCACTGTAGTGTCAGCTATGAAACCGTAGATGCCTGCTGTCGGGTCTACAAGATTTTCTTGAATAGTGAAAATCTGAGCACCGGAAACTCCAGTTGTAGCGGTTACAGGTGTACCAACAAAACTGGATACATTCCCTGGGAGGCTCAAATCCTTCACCAGTCGGGTGAAGTTTGTTATCCCCCGCATGAGTCCGGGGGTCGTTGGCGATGGGAAAGTTTTCCAGTAGCGGTCTACACTGGGGGTGGGGTTGCTAAGGTCAGTACTGCCTGGTGCTGGAGCCCATTCCTCATAGTTCCCATCCACCATCCAGCCATTCGGTATCTCAATGAAATCAGTCCCACCACTCCCCTTCGGAGAGCCACACTGGACGATGGTCTGAGGCTGCTTGATGGCGTGGTCCCCATCAATAATAAAGTCTCCTGGATTTTCATTGTTTATCAAACTCAGAATCGGATTCAGGACTGCCGCTACGTCTGATGAGTAGTCGATGTCCTGGGAGATGGAGACTATGTCCCGATTCAGGACAGTAATCGGGGGAGCACCTATCAAGTCGGCAACCGCCTGCCCTGGATTCACTACGTAGATGGTATTCTTGTACACATAGACTTCCGCCAGCATATTACCAGCCAGCTGTTGAATCCCAGACAGGGCAATACCCCGAAAGGTAAATCCGCGTACCAGGGGGTTGTAAGCCCTCCAGCTCAGAGTCCCTTGGGCCAAGACCTGGGCTGCGTCAGCCGAGAAGGCATTGATGCCATTGGCGTAGCCTACGAAGTTTACGAGTGTAGCGACAAGGGGGAGGGCAGGCCCAGATATGGAATCTATCAGCCCCTCACGGCCCTGGCTTCTCCCAGTCCCCCTGACGACAGCGAACCTCCCGAATGGGAGCTGGAGTACAAAGTCTTCTAATGGAAGCGGAACAGCTCCCCGGAGACAGTTGATTCGGAATGTTCCACCTGTCGGTGTGAAGGATAAGGCTAGAGAGGTGATGTTGCTCTCCAAAAGGATATTCTGATTCTGAAGCAACATCGAAATGGGATTCAAAATGATGGTGTCAGTAGCAGCGCCAAAGCTCATCCAAATTGCCTCGTTCCATTTATAAGATTCGAACGCTCCTGGAGGATCAATTGGAGCTCATACACGTTCGGCTCCGTACCGGGGATGTATTTTGCCCGGAAGGCAGAAGCAGACGGGGCAAAGACAACCTGATAAGTCTTCCCAAGAGCCTGGAGCGTTAGCGGTATCATGCAATTCGCTGCCTGATTGAACTGCTGGATTAATCTCTGGCGGAAGGCGTAGGACAACTGGGCATTTCCGAGCTGCTGTCCGAAGAGTTCAACCAGGGCATACTGGGTCTGATGCTGGATGTTGTACTCCAGCAGCGCGTCCATATTCTGCCAGTCGATCACTACGTTGATGGTGAACTCTTGAATGAGGTACACGCGAATCTTGTCATTGACGATACTGTCCTCAAAATTGTTGTCGGTCGTAGTCGTGACTTCGGAGGTTGTCGCCCCATCTAGCAGGGTGGTCACCGTCTTGGTAGTAGTAGTCCGGAAACCTCCGGGTGCAGTCGGGTCGGCCACCGTCTTCGTCTCTATCGCGGTAGTAGTTGTAGTCACATTCCCATAGATGTCGGTGACTATCTCAGTTGTCGTCTCGAAACTGTCTCCGGTGAGGGCATTCGTAGTCGTATCCGTGATCTGCTGTGACCCGTTCGGGTAGTTGACTACCTTATGCGTCTTGGTCTGGATACCGTTGAAGTCAGATTCGGTATCTGTGACTGTTGTACCGTAATCGCTCCGGGTCCCAATCTCCACCGTTGTAGTGTCGGTTTCCTTCCCGGTCGGGTCCACCTGCGTAACAAGCGTGGTCCTCTGGAGGATGGGATTTCCGAATTGATCTGTTGACTGTCCGTTGAGGACTCCAGGCTGGATGGAAACCTGAGTTGTAGTTAGCGTCTTCCCTTCAACATCTCCACCGGCCCATTCCTGGTTCTGTGCACCAAAGAACTGGTAGTGAATAATCCCATCGAGGGTGGTCACCTTGAGAGGCTGAACGTTGTCGGAAGTCGGAGGCTTCGTGAATACAGTCTTGGTCTCCTGGGACGTGACTGTCCCAGCAGTCGTATTCGTCAGAATTTCCCGGACAGTGGACTGCCCAGTCTTGCTGGTAGAGGTAACTGTCGTCTGAACCAAATTCGGCGTATCACCATTCACAGTTGTAACCGTAATGATGGTGGTATCCTGATTTTGCTCCGTAGTAGTGGTGATCGTAATTATTTGCCCGGTCGCAAGCTTCCGCGTCTCCACCTTTGTGGTAGTGTAGTCCCCGTTGGGGGCCTCATCAAGCAGCTTCAGCCAAGTACGTGTCCGGGTCTGGTAGCTGATAACACCCACCGTAAATCCAGTGACAATCAAAGGGATACCTGCAAGGATTATCTGGGAAACCTGATCATAGGCTCCGGCGGCCAAAGCAGCGGCGTTGAAATCATCGGCTGGGAGTAATCCACTCCCCGGAGCTTGGACTGACTGTTTCGGGTCTCGAATCCAAGCCGCAAGTTTTACATAGCTGATGTCTGGATAGTTCCCGCACCCGCCGATAGAGAGCTTTTGCTGGATAGTCGCTGCGAGGTTTACAAAGCTACGAGTCGGAACTGCTGCTGCGCAATCAATATTGTGGGATGGGGAGCCTCCCTTCTGAATCGTTGCTGCAAACTTGACAAAGCTCCGGTTGGACTGGCGAATCGTTGCAGCGAGATTAACGAATCCCAGATTGCTCTTGGCAACGATTGTTGCAGCGAGATTGACAGAATTTCTTCCAGGTGCTAGGATGGAAGCATTCAGCTTTACCCAGGCTCCCGGCTGTATTGGGGTAATGACCGATGCCGCGAGCTTGACGAATGACCTTCCTTGACCAGGAGCGCAGTCTATGAAGTGTGAGTGATTGTTGTTAGGATTGAAGGCATCCGCATCAATCTTATGAGATGCTTGAGTCGCTTTTGCAAAGCAGTCGATGTTGTGAGATTTATTTTGAGTAAGCTGCGCATCACAATCAATTTGATGTGAGGCGCTTGGGGGCTGACTGAATGCTGCTATGACACCTTCAAACTGCTGAACGTGAGTACCATTCCCAGCAGTGGTAGCTGTTAAGGCTCCGGATGAACCCGCTACCTGATACTCCCCAAAATCATTTGTAACTGAAAATGCCCCCTGGGTGGTCCATCCTGAACCGGCAGTGATTCCGGACTGAGAGCAAACAAAGGCTGCGAAGACCAGTTCGTTACCGGCGGCAAGAGTGGTACCGATGGTAACAGCAACTGATCCTGAGGTTGAGGTGACGTTGTTGAGACTTCCGTTGTCTACAACGCTTGCTCCGCTGTACTCGCTCCCACCTATACGGAGTAGGCCATTCCCTCCTGCAGTCTGCGTAAATGTAAAACTCGCAGTACCGCCGACAGTCAAATTAGAATAATACAGGAATGTCTGCCACTGGAAGGCGATATTCCAGGAAGCTTGTACGAGGAGTGTCCAGACGTTGCCGAGGCTATCTGTAATCGTGGAAGGGGGGGTTATGGCGCCACCGCCATTGTTGGCGATGACAACCATAATCCCCAAATCACCTGAAGTCAGGGTGAGCGAACCTAGTGTGATTGTATTAGTTGCTGATGCGCTGCCGTTCCCGTAGTTTCTGACGAATGCTGGCATCTTCCATGGCTCAGGAGGCTGCTATTTCTTCTGAACTTACAACCGGCTGACCAGCATCCGGAGAAACAAAATATCCAGGCTTGCCGTTATTCCTCTTCCCCTCAAACAGGATGGTGGGGGAATATTTGTAGCGAGCTAGGGGATACGTCTTCACCCGGACAGCACCAGTCAGTTCCATCCGTACTTCGATGCCGACATTCAAGGCGATGTCGTGTCCACCGATGATTTCAGCCTGGACCATAGATTCGGAGGGGCCTCCTCCAATGACTGAAACGGCTTCCCTTGCGAAGTAGTATTTGTCATAGTTAGACAGGCTCACAAGAAACCTGGGAGACTTCGGATGTGCTAACTGGAGACCAGTCAGCCGTACCTCCCGGCTCAAATCTGTCCAATAGCCTTTTTCCTCGCTAGTACTTGTACCGTTTTCTAGGTTAGCAAACCACACAATCCCCTCCTATCAAGTGTTAGATACCCAAATCTGAGCAGAGTCCAATACTCCAGCGGATGGTTTCGTAAATACCAAATTGGCTGAAGACACTCCGGAATCCGTGGGGCGGATGAACTGGCCTGCTGCCCCCGGTGTGATCCCTGTCCACTGTGGTGATGACTCCGTACCTCCGGCACTGACATCGTTGAACTGCCAGGTCAGAGTCGGGGCAGCTCCTGAATAGGAATACCGGACTGCGAGAACGCCGTTACAGGTAGTTGTACTCGGGACAGTCGTGTCAAATGAGATTTCCCAGTCGAGGTTGAATCGAACAGCAGCTCCTACACCGGGAATGGTTGTTGTCAAAGTGACGAAGTTGGTAGTTCCTTTGAGCCTGTTTGCAACAGCCCCACCGCCTACCGGAGCTACAGGCTTCCAGAGAGGAGTGGGGGCGGTGTCAGTCGTAGCAACCGCTGATACGTATGGAATGCCCCCATTCCCGGCTGTGCCAGTGAACATCTCCTTAGTATTGGAGGAGAATGTACTGTCATCCCAAGCTTCCAACGAAGGAGAGGCGGAAAGGGCTTGGCTGAATACGACTCTGAAGACATTCTGAGCCGAGGAATTATTCCCGGCATTGGCTACGTTTGATGGAACGCTCATGTACTAATCTCCTTTGTTAATTGCTGCACTACTCCTGTAGTGACAAACTTTTGTGTGTCAGGATCAAACGTGACTCCTACTTCAGCAGCTACATTGGTGGGCCCTGCATTGGCAAGCTGATCTCTAAGGTCGCTCAATATATCAGGCAAGTCCTTGAGAATGGCAGCCAAGGCTTGAATCGAATCCGAGTTGGAAGCTCCCGCTATAGCCTGTGATATCCGCGCTGCCAGCGCGTCAACGTCGGAGGAGCCTGCCGGCTGCGTTACCAATGCGCTTGAAGGCGAAGGTGCCGGGGAGCCTGGAGAAGTAGACAGCGGCCCTGTAAGGTTCAGATTCGCTGCGCTCCCGCCAGGGCCTATACCGCCAGGAGGAATTGCTCCTCCCGTAATCCTCGCTGTCGCTGATGCAAGAGCAACGCTGAAGCTTTGGATGTTCGGGATTGTTCCCAGGAGGACATCCCGGATTCGGACAGCCAAATCTGTGAAGGAGGTGTCGAGGCGGGGAATATCGCTTCCTCTTGCCAACCCTTGCGTCGCCAACCCTTCAATCGGGCTGAGGATGCTACCAACAGTGGGTGATGGACCGCCAGGTGCTCGAACGTCCTCCCCTCCAGAGGCAGCCTTGAGAACGCTTTGTGCAACGTTGTCCGCTTCGTGCAGCGTAAGGCCGATGGATTTTCCCGCCTGCTGCATTTCGAGGATTTGCTTCTCAATCATCTGCGCCCACTGCAAGGCCCAATTCCTCTGCGCTTCCGTTCCCCCACTGCCACTGAGGCCGATGCTGGCTGCTGTTCTGGTCTCCTCAACCATCTTCCGTTCGGCATCTACCCGCGCCTGGGCAAAGGTCATCGTCTCCCCGCCCTTGCTCATGGCGTCGGTCATCTGCCTATAGCTATCCATCACAGTCTTGGTGTAGTTCAGCGCCAGCTCAAGCCGCTTCTCGTACTGTTGCTTGTCGAGGTCCGCTATCTGACCAATGACTTTCATCTCCTCTTCAGCGTTCCCCTTGATAGCTTTGAGCTTCGCGGTTTGGAAGTCTATCTCATCCTGGAGGCTGACCAGCCGCAATTTCTTGATGAGGTTCATCTCGTTGTCGGCCTGTTGGACAGCGAGGTCTCGGGCCTTTAGGATTTCCTTCACTGCCCCAGTGATGTCACCCTTCCCCAGTGCCTCTGCCGCAAACCTCTTCCGGAGTTCGATCTCATCCTTGACAGACGTTGCCCCGAGTTTCCGGCCCAAATCATAAATCTGCTCTTCATACTGCCGGCGCTTCTGGTACAGGTCCCCTTCAATCTTCAGCCGTTCCTCACCCAGGATATGCTCATCCGAGAGCTTCCTCTGTAGCAATTCGATTTCCGTATTGAGATTCAGAGCACCCCGAGCTTTTAGCTGGGCTTCCTCCTCTGCGTACATATCCTTAGTTTTCTGGGCGACGATTTCTACTGACTGGAGGCGATTCTTAGCCAGCTCCTCTTCAAGGTCTTCCTTGGTTGTACCGAGCAGCCCACCACGCTTTCCTGCCAAGCGGTCCTCAAGAATTGCCCTCTGCTCCGCCAACTGCAGAAGCTCCTTCTCGCGGGCCACCTCTGCTTCGGCTGCTGTTCCGACTCCCAGCTTATACATCTTCTCAGCAATTGACACTCGCTGCTGCATCAGCTTGGTGAGCTTGTCCTGGTTTGCCAACTCTGATTCAGCGTTCTCTCGGGCTACTTTCTCCAGCTCAGTCTCCCGCTCCTTCTCCAAAGCCAGCTTTCGGGCCTCAGCAACCGTTTTGTCCATGTTGTCAAATGCGTCAGCAGTCCCTTTGTTGACAAGCCCCAGCATCTCCCTAAGATGATTGTAGAACGAAAACAACTCTTTGCCCGCACGGGCAGGATTGATCGCTACATCAACCGCCTCACCGATTTTGGGATGCTCTTTCCCAAATTCTCTCGTGGCTTCGATGACTCTCGAAAGATAGCCTATATACTCGGAAATTTTCGGAAGCAGTTGACTCCCCAGCTCCACTGATATCCCGCGAAGGTTCTGTTGCAGCTCTACAGAAGCCTGTTTGTACGCAAGAGAAGCTTCCGCTGCCTTCTCAACATCCCCTTGAGCCTTCATCACGGATTCGGAGACTTTGGCCCACTCCTCGTTCGACAGCTTTAGGATAGGCAATAGCTGACCGCCCATCCTCGCACCAACAAGGCTCTGTGCTATCTGTAGCCGTTCCATCTCGGAACTAGCTCCTGCCACCTTCTGCCGGGCAAGATCAAATACCTGTTGCATATTGAGAGTTGCCCCGTTGGCGTCCCGCATACTTCCCAAAACTCTCCCGAGCTTTGTCTGGAACGGGTCCAAAGCGGAGTTTGCCTGCCGGACTTCCATCGCAAGAATCTGTAAGGACCTTGCTCCGACACCCGCGTTGATTCCGAAACGCTCCATCACGCCAACGAGCGTAGCACCCTGGGTCGCTGTCAAGCCCATCCGGGCTGACAGGTGCTCCATCTCCAAGCCCCATTCAGCGGTCTGCTTGATACTTTCCTCTAGCTTTCCGATGAACTTCTCCAGGAGGGGGATGACGTTCGCGCCCAGTCCTGCGGCAATAGCTACACCCATAGCATTGAAACTACCGGAGATTTTCTGCGATGAGGCTTCCGCCTTCTTCTCCGCTGTTGACACACCGGAGTCAAATTTGGTGAGGTCTACCTCAATGCTGAACAGAGCTTTGAGTAGGTCAACTACCGCCACGCTTCCTCCTCCAATATTCGTTGCACACGTCAGTCATCGTTCGGCCACTCGCGTCCTTCGTAGAATCGAATATGGCCTTCAGCTCGTTGAACTGCTCTACGTCCTTAACAACTCGAACCCCAACGCGCTTATTCGCATTGAGGTATGGTGCAGCTGTCCCTGTCTTGGGGTTGACAGGGCTGGCAGAACTATTCGGATTGAGTGCTTGAATCGCCCTGTCGATTGTCTTTGGAAAAGGCGGCAGCTCTGGCTCTGGTGCTGATTCATTCCGTCCATCCTCCAATGGCAGGGTTACATGATTGTCGGTGTCTTCTCGTTGCTCGGGCCACTTTCCTGAATACCTATGGAATGTTCCCCGCTGGTACTGCTTGATTTGGGGAAAGCTGAGCCTTCCGATGTCCCAGGGCTTGAGCCCGTACTCTTTGCCAAGTAAGTCAAAAAGGGAAGTCCAAAAGTTGACTTCAGAACTTCCATCAGATTGCTTACTACCGGAAGGCTCTGCAAATTTTTTAGTGCCTCCTCCAAATCGTTGACTTCGATGAAGGCCAGAACAATCCTCCGGGCGGTCGGGGTGTCCAGGTACTCCTCGAAGAATGCTTTGTCGAGGGGTATCCAGCGGCCCCAGCGGGGTATCCACGGGACGTAAGGCTTCCACGTGCTGTTGATAGGCTCACCTGTTTGGGGATTTTTTCTTTCGAAAATTCGCACGCACAGCTCCGGCACATCCACTTCCCGGACTACGCCTGCCATGATTCCCCAAGGACTCAAATCCTTGTCCCCGGTTTTCATAGCTTCAAGCAGGACGCCTTTGGTAGTGTCGTCCAGCCATCTCGTAACACCGCGAAGCTTGAAAAGCGGAGTCGGGAGGAGAAGGAGGGTTTTCGGACCCACCTGAATCTCCTTGCCCTGTTGCAGCCAAATCTCCAAACCTGTCTTCGTCATCCGTGCTCCTTATGAAATTGGATTCACAAAAATGTCGAACTGGCCCAGCTGCTGACCTGGCTGCTTCGTGATGTCGTGCTTGAATTCGAAGACAGCGTCAGTGATGGATTCCCGCTGCTCTGGGAAGGGTAGCCGAAGGTCAAGAGGCGGATATACAATCCACCCGAGGATGGCGAGATACCCACCCTCTGGAGTGGGGTGCATAAACTTCATGTTGGAGAACGGCATGTGGGCGTTGCCACCGAACTGCTGGCTGTAGAGCGTACCGCCACCGGATGGCGTTCCCACGACCGAAGCTGCGCCACTCGCAAAGTTCCGGAAGTACAGAGCTATGCTCGTGGCAGCAATTTCCAACAGTGGTACAGTCACGTTGACTCTTTCCTCAAGAGTGAACCGCCTCAGGAGGATGAGAGGGTTTCCGCCGATAACGTCATAGGGGCGGAGGTTGTAGTTGAATGATGCATCACCTTTGATCTGCCCCAGGTTCGTATAGGGCTGACCGTAATAGATGATGCCGTTGCCCAGCAAAATATTGCGCTGATCCTGGAGTTGAAGTAAACCCGAGGACTGCACACCTGGCGGCAGTGACATTAGCTATTTTCCTCCTTCAGTACCATGCTAGACTCAACGCTTCCACCCTGAAAGCAATGCTAAGGTGGTAGATTTTGTTCTGTGGCTCGAAAAGGATTGGTGACCTCTCGATTTCGTAACACCGCTCAATCCGAACCTGCTGGCCGCTCCAATTGACATTCTGCAAGGAGCGAAAAATATATTCGTACAGGATACTGAGGAACCTCCGGGCATCAGCATTCGGCCCAGGCGT